TGACCTTTTGAACACATCGCCAAAAGATTTTCGTATGTCATTGTAACGGTTCTTGTCTGCTGCCACGCTGACGGCAATAGCCTAATCATTTCTTTCCATATTCTTTTATCTTTTGTTCTGAGATACACTTGTCTCATTCCCTCAAGTGTAGATATTATGTTATTCCAAAGAGTTTCCGTTTCAACAATACCTTCATCTAACATAATTACCGCATCATAGTCGTCCATTTCAAAACATTCGTCCGTGATAGGTGTTGTTGCAAGTTTGTGCATTGTCGATGTACTGTTTGCGGTTGTGCCGACCTTGTAAGTATCAAACTCTTTCCACCAATAAAGAGGAGCTGTTATATCAACCGATACAAAAATCTGACGCATAAATTTTCTATGTTCACTACCTGCTTTTATAAGTCTTTGAGCAAGTCCCAAATCGTTCTCACCGATTACAACTTTTCCGTTCTCCTCAACCGTATCGTTTTTATGCCATGATTCAAGTGGATTTCTCATCCCCTTGAGTGCACGTTTAAAGCCGTAAACCTCTGTATTTTCAAATTTCATTTTATGTATTCTCCTTATTTATATATCTTTAAAAATGCTATGTATAATAGCCAAAATGCCTATTATCCAAATTGGACTAAGTACCCATAACCATGACCACTGTATTAACCCAAGTATTTTCAGGACAATAAACATTATTACCAATACATCTAAAATTCCCATTCTTCCGCCTCCATCTTTTTATCTGCTCTTTTCTTCGTTTGTATTTTCTACATCTTCTATCATTACTTCCGTTTCTAATTTCAATAGCCACTCATTAATTGTTTTTCTTAGAATCTTGTAAATATTTTGATTACCTATGCTACCAGAATGTTGTGCGTTAAAATCTTTGACAATTTGCTTTATATTATTAGACAAGCCACATCCTATCTTTGTACCTGGATATTCTGTTGAGATACTTATTATTTGATTGGGGAAACCTACCCCCTCTAAAGACTGTGTAATTATTCCATTAAAGCCTATTTCTACTGAATATTTCATATAATATATTCTCCTTTCTTTGAAACGAAAGTTTCGTTATTTAATCTTCAAATTTTATATTAAACTTTTCAGCAATAATTTTTGTCAATTTGAACCGAGTTGAATCAAGACCACCACTTGTTTGTTCAAATCCTTCTAGCTGAATTTCTTCGAGTTGTATTTTACTAATATTCATAATATCTTGTAATATTTGTTCATATTTTGATTTTACTGTTTCTTCGTTATAATTCTCAGGAAGCATTTTGTTTATTGCAAAATTTAAATTAGTATCATTAAATTTTCGAAAAACATATACAAATTCTTTACTTTCCGAATCATCATCCTCTTTTGACAGACGCTGAAATGTATAGCTAGGAAATGACTGACCATTAATTTCGCCTTGTATAAGAACTCGATTGAAAGGTGTGTAAGTTTTATCATCACTGTAATTACATTCTTTAATACTACAGTCAATATGACAAGAACAATATTCTTCCGCTTTCTTACGATTTTTAAATACAGCTCTTACCTCTTTAGTAGTTTTTTCACCATAAAATAATTCTTCAACCACATAAACTTTTCCCATAATTAAATATTCTCCTTCTGTTCATTATAATATTTCTACCACAATTCCAAAGATATTGTTTTTATTAATTATCCCATTCACATGTCCATGATTGTTAGATATTTGATAACTAACACCATTTTTGATAGCAGAGATTTTATGTAAATAATAGTTGCCCTTGACCTTGCATAATACAATATCATTTTTCTTTAGTGGTGTATCTTTTGTCACTGGTCTACAAATTACAGGCTGACCAGATTTAAGAATGGGAGTCATAGATTGTCCATATCCAACAACTTTACAAATTTCACCGTTCTTTAAGTGCTCTGCCGTAATTGCATTTTCTTTTCCCTCAAAATCATAATTTATCATTTTAATAAAATTTCTTTCCTCTCTTTGAAACCGAACTTTCATTTGGTCATTCCCAACTGATTTCATATGCCGTCGAATAAGATGATGCATCAAAAATATTATAACCAAGACTTTTTAATTTGTTGACTGTTCCATCACTCAGTTCTCCTATATACATTATAGAAACTCCACCTCTGGCAACCGTCTCTTTAATTCGTTTTGAAATTTCACTTAGTTCTTGACTGTTATAATTTTTAAGAACTTCTTTCGTCTTTTGTTGTGCTTCTTGTGCTGACCACAAAATATCTGATGATATTAAATTATCCATATTAATATTCTCCTTCTGTTTTTATTTTACAAATTCATAATATCCCTTATCAAAATACATAAAATCAATAATGACATCTTGTATATTGGCTGCGTCACATTTCATATATTCTCCGTATAGATATTCCAATGTGTTGTCTTTTTGAAGCAGGTCATTATAATAATCATTCCATTCTTCATCATTACAACCATCGAAAAAATCAATGAACTCGTCCTTAATGCAATATTCATATGCATAAGCTGATAATAATTCACGTTTTGGCAAGTCGGAGTTAGCGACCAAATCACTAACCCAACTCTCCATTTCTTTATATAATTTCTCCCTTAATTTATCCATTTCAATTCACTCTTTCCTTTATATCCTTTCTCAAACTCAAACCACGCATAAGCCACCGCACTACCACCGCCAGCTTTCATCTCATCAAACATTGCGTTCTTTGCACAAAGGATTCGGCTGCTTGATACATAGACACATTTAGGCGGATATTTTTCAAATAATTTTCTACGAGCCTTACCTTCAAGAAACTGTACTTTTAAAAACATAAATACTCTACGACCTTTAGGAATTATCTCCATTGCATGTTCAATAAACTCTTTGGCATATTTATATGGTGGATTGGTTAGAATGTCTCCATCCCAAGTCCCGTTATATGTAAGAAAATCAATTCCGCCTTTGCCATAACCTCTATAAACTAAATCGGTAGAATACACATCATATCCATAAGCTTTCAATCTATCAGATAAATCCCCTCGTCCACAAGCACACTCCCAAATAGGCTTATCAAATGTCACTTTTCCATCTCTAATAAGAACATCTATTGCTATAGGGTCAGTTGCATAATAATCTTCATTTTGTCTTTCTTTGTCAGTGTGGTTACTTGCACCTAATGTTTTAAAGATACTGTTCTTGTTTCCTGTCCAATCTTTTTCTATTGTATTTTTCAAATTTGTTCACCTTTAATTAGTACCTGCGCAGGTTTACTCACTGTGAACATTCTTATCCTTTCTAAATCTTGTTTTGTAGCTACAATAATATATCCTCTATTTGTTTTCCGGAAAGTTTGAGCAGAATTGCTCTGTTGAATTAAAATTAATCTATTTTATAACATCTCTAATATCTTTACCATCTATTTCATTGCCAATAGAATCCCAACCTTTACATAAATCTCTTGCAAACAATTCTACTCTTGGTAAATCACCACACAATGAAACAATTTTATCTCTTATTTCTTTTGGTTTTTCCGAATGCTCTGTTTTTGGATATTCTATAATCTGCTGTACATTTCTTGCATTTCTCCAATACTTACCTTTACGAGCAATCAGACAATATTCAGCATTTGAAATCGTATACTTGCCCAATCCGTCTTTACGAACTTCGGACATATCATTTTTCATTTTTACCCATACAAATCCAACCGTTGCATATTTAAAGCCCCACGCTTTAATAAGTTCAAATCCTTTTTCTAAGAACGGTGACGTAACCCATAAAAATAGAAAACAATCATCTTTGGTAATATTGTCTATGGGTAATTCACACAAATCCTTAAACTTCATTACATCATAGTGCTTGTCTGCCATCCCCCCCAAAATTCACCATTAAGATTTTTGGTATTGCCGTAATCCCAAGGAGGGTCTGCATAAATAATGTTGTATTTTTTGTTCATTCTATTCCTTTCGTTTGACAGCTATAATTTACTCTATATAATCATCATAAATTATTATGTGATATTTAATATTGTACTTTTCAAATAAGTCGTCGTATTCAAAGCCATCATTTTCACGGGAGAGTATAATAACACCTTCTTTGAAGTCATCAATTAATTGACATAAATCATTAATTTCAACAATAATAACGTCCTGAGTACCAAAGCCATCGAAAATGTAATTGTATATAAAACATTCATCTATAGATGGCTGATAGTTATTTAAATTAGGATATTTCTCAAGTATCCATTTCCCGCCCATAAGCGTTGCCGATGTTATCAAACACTTCATATTTTTATTTCTCCATTTCTATGTATTGATGTAATCCATTAAAAAATATAATTCGTTAGTTATTCTCATTTCTATATTTTTCAAATTCCTCAATAACTCTATTTGCTTTACATGTTTCAGGATATTCATTTAAGTAACATGCATCGCAACTTGCTGGCGCGTCTCTTATGCAATCACACAATATCTCAATCACATCAATAGCATCATATATCAAATCAGTATCCATTTACATCAATTCCTGCATATCTTCATCTGAAATCTCTTTGTAGTCTACTTCATGTCCAAGATATCTTAGTAGTTCTACCCATTCTTCTTTAGAAATTTGATGATTGCATGTTTTAAAATCTCCACATTGAAGAATTGACCAATCATCAGACTCGTTTGTTGTAAATTTTATTTTGTTATCTTTCATAATGTTATTCTCCTTTATTTTATCTAAGTTCAATTTCGCCATATCTTAAAGTATTATCAATAAACAATTTATATCCTGTATAGGTACATGAACGAGAATCTATAAATATACGTTTATTTTCGTCTATTTTGGTATTCTCTTCATAAGCCATATCATTTGGATTTTGTTTTTCCAATTCACTAAATGTTTCTTTATTCATAAAAATATATGGGTCTATACATTCAGCAATTTTTTTATTTAATTCACTTATATCAATTTCTCTTACAATTGAAAATTTTTTACTACTCATAAATTTATCCTCCAACAGCCATTTATTTACATTAAAATCTCATCTACAACACCATATTCTATTGCCTTAGAAGAATGGATATAGAAATCTTTCTTTGTCTCACGAACATTTCTAATAACATCTTCAGGAATTTTTGTTCTTTTTATTACGTATTCTTCGTTTTGCTTATTAATGTTGTCCATTTCGACCCTGTTTTCAACAAAGTCTTGGTGTTTCCCGTCTCTCCAATAAGACATCTGATGATACAGAAACACTGAATGTTCAAGACAAAATCTTTTATGTCCTGCTAAGAAAATGTTAAATGCTGCACTTTGCGCATATCCAAGACAATATGTATAAATTGGAGTTTTGCTTGCAAGAATTATATCAATTAATCCCCACATATCATCTATTGAACCTCCATAAGAATTAATATATAATTTGATTGGCTCACGGTTATAGCATAATATTTTTTTATCTTGCTCATCATCTTCTCTAATTAAGTATAAAATATCCCACATAATTTTACCGGCGGATTCATTATCTATATTATCCGCCAAAAAAAATGTTCTTTTATTAATATCAATGTATATATTATCTCTTGTTGAACCCATATATTCCTCCTCTTGAAACTCACAATTCATCGTGTTTCTATCACACGTTTACATTACTCACTTAACACAAGCCAAGTTTATAATCGTTGGGTGTAAACCTGCACCCTTTATTCCATTGATAAAAATCTTTGGAAATACCTTCTTCATAATTTGATATGCCCCATTTACATCTGCATTTATTTTCTTTCCACAATTCGCAATAAATAATCCTCTATATACTCTACGTTCTTTTCTATAATTCTCTTTTATGGGATCTTCATTGTCTAAAAACGATGTCCCAGAAGTATATGATTCTTCATTCTCTATAAACTTAATTCCATTATTCGCACACTTATATGAAAGCATTTTTATAAACAGTTCATAAGGAATATATGTGAAATTTTGCAGACCCTGTTTCTTTTGTTTCCATTCATTGTTATACCCTACAACTAAAGTGTCAATTCCATATAGAACACACCAATCAACTACATATTTGCTAATACAATGCATCTGATATTTAATCATTTCGTACCGTTTATTAGTAAATTTTTGTAATTTCTTTGACCATTCCTTATCATTTACCTTCTTCAATTCTGATTGAATATTTGCCTTTTGTTTATTATAAAACTGATTAATTGACTTAATAATTCCACCTTTAACAGCTATCGGATTTTCACCAATGTTGTTTACCATAGTTATAAAATTATTAACTCCCATGTCAATAGCAGCTATCCTATCAGAATTTTTTGAAATATCAGGTGTTTCAATTTCGTATACAATTTCCATTATATATTCCCTACATCTTGGAATAAATCGACATTGTAGTATTCTATCTTTCGCATTAGTTCTAAATAAGTTATTAAATTTTTTGAATGGTTTCCATGCAAAATATACATAACCATTCTTTAATTTTACTTTATTACTATCTAAAGAAAGAACAAATCTTCCACCTTTTGCTTTATATTTAGGAATTTTAGGTCTTCCTAAATATTTATTTGGATATCTTGCCCAATCTTTAATAGCAACAAAAAATGATTTCCACATTTTATCAAGAATTCTCAATGTTCCTTGACCTACATTACTTCCAATATTCTTATATGGATTGGATTCTTTTACTAACCGAAATAATTCATTATAATGAATCCATTTTCCATTGTTTATAAATTCTTGACGTATTATATAATTTGCATAATTATATAGATTCTTAGATTTAAAACAATATTCATCTATGAATTTATAAAAATCTGACCCATACTTAATATTGTGTTGTTCTGTTCTTTTTATTTATTATGCCATATCCTTTCTTTTTCATTTTTTATGGTTTGCCACTTAACCAAAATAAACATAATCGCAACTATCCGGTTCAATTAAATGCAAATCAATAATCATTTCTCCGTTAATATCTTCTCCATCAACTTCGATATTTTTGATTGTAATAGTGTTCTCTGTTATTTCGGTTATTTCACCTATGTAGTGATCATGATAATTTGATTTTTCATCATATAACATAAATGCAATATCCTGACCGACAGAGAATTTCAGACCATTATCTGTCGTTAAAGTCTTTGTTGTTTTAATGCTATATTTCATATATTTGCATTTTCTCCTCTCTAAACAATAGTTTTATTTGCAATCTTATTCGTCATCTTGCTCCATTGGATAAATATTGCCGTCTTCCGTAACATAATACATTTTAAAGTAAACACCACAATCTTTATCAACAGAGGTAAGAATTATCTTTACCGGTTTTTCGCCCTCAAAGTCATCAGAAACTTTCACACCCACTTGATTAAGGCTTAAAGTTGTAACCGATACATTATTCGGATTTTCACATGCCACTGGCAGAACAACCTTGTTTTTATTTTTCTTCATATTTAATATTCTCCTAACACCAATTCAATATTATTAATAAAATTTTCATCGCCAGTTTCTTTCGTCCAGCAAAAATTTGTACCTCGATATTTCACTTTTCCGTCAGACGGAAGAATACCTATATTAATAAGAAGCTTTTTGATTATTTTTGCTTGGTCATCAATGTTTTTGATGCAACCTTGTCCATGGATATATGAATTTTTGGGAAGAGAAATATAAACAGTATTCTCATCTACATTTATTCTCTCAACACATATTCCACATTTCAAAAATGCTCCCAATAAGGCTCTAAATGTTATTTCGTATGGGTTCATAACTCCACCTACTTTTCACTTACAAGTTTGATTTTGTAACCGAGTTTTTCTTCTATCTCTGATAAGGTCATGTCTTTTCTTTTATCTCCTACAATCTCCAAATCAAATTTTCCATCTTCAACTTCTAAATACCCAAATCCCAAATTCATCATCATAGTAGGCTGTTCTTTTTGTAAAAATGAAAGACTATCTCGACAACCTGATGTTAGAGAACTGTGTTTTATATCCATTGGTAGTTTCAATGTAGCAATACTTTTGACAAAATGAGTATCCGTCTCTCCCAACAATGTTACTTCCAAACAATAGCCTCCATCTTTTCTTACTACTTTCAACTCATCTATGTCTGTAAATCGAACAAAGTCGAGTATCGCGTTTACATTTTTATTCTTCATAAGCACCTCCGTCATGTTTTACTCATTTTTAACCACTATATATTGTATCTATATTTAAAATATTATCTATATATAGTATTAAAATCTCTTTGAAATCTCAGATTCAACCGTTAGTCATTTTTCGACTTCTAAATTCTTTAAATTTGTCTCATTACCAGTCCATAAACTCATCTTTTGACATTCTTATCATTTGAAATATTATGATAACACCCGATATGTTTAAAATAGGAACAAACATTAGTAGAATAAGAGAAATAAATGATCGAATACACCTAAGATAATATCGAATGTTTTTCTTACCTTCAATCTCGTCTACATATCCATTCCGTTTTAAAACATCTTGCGAAAACATCATAACTCCAAAAAATGTAATCAAACACAATATTGAAAATGCAAAATGCAACTTTAATAACCACATGTATTTATTCTCCTTATAACAATTCTTCTATACTTTTGTTTATTACTTCTTTGACGGCTTTTGTTCTAGATAATTTTTCAGACAATTTATCGGCTGCAATCTTGATGATTTCATCTTTATTCTCGGCTAGAAAATTTTGAATATTATCATCAACCATTTCTTTTAATTTTTGAGTATAATCACAATTTGTAATACTTTTCTTACCAACAAGTGCCTTCATGCAATCGCCTTTTATCTTATTGGTCACTTGCTTTTCTACGCTATTTTCAATGTTTCTTTTTATTTTGTCATCATCTATACTGATTGCAAATTGAACAATATGTTCCATATAATCACCCTTTCTACCAATCGCAATGTAATTTTCTATTGACCTATTCCAAATTTCTTCATTCCAAGTCCTCCATATTATAATTTTTTCTTATATATTCACACAAATCTTCCATTGTTCTTTTAATATACCAATCATTCTTGAATAACTTATTAACTCGGCAAGTACAAGAATATTTTGATCCATATTTTTTGAAGAATTTTAGATTAACACTAATACTCAACAACGGCACTTTAGTGAATCCATCTGTTAACCACTTTTTAAGCCACTCCATGATTACCACCTATATTTTTGTTAAGAGAGTTCTAAGTGGTTCTCTTGTTATATTCTCTTTCGCCCACGAAATATAACTTGGGTCAGTGTGAGCAACGTCTGTCAATTTTTCACCGTTATGTTTTCCAAAGGTCAATATGTATGTATCAAGCGATGGTGTTGTATTGGACGTCTCATATCCATTAAACAGAACTTCAATATCTTTTCTACTCGCCAAATAGTCTACCAAATGAAGAATTTTTTGAAATTTATCCGTTGGCAAAGGCAAGACGGTTGAACTTCTTTTATCTGTATTCCATTCACCCATATGACTTTCAATGGTTGTAGCAATCATTTCCACTTCATCATCCGACAACTCATGACCTTTTAAATTTCGAATAACTTCGCTCGCAAGTAATGGATGATTAAATCTTGTGTATTTATTCTTCTGAAAATCTTCATCACTTCCACTCTTTCGTGAATCATGCATCATTCCGGCTACTCTCATTAAATCTTTTTCTCTTTGTGTAAAATTCTCGCCGAAACATTTAACTGCAAAGATGTGATTTAAGAATCTGACCAATGCACATGTATGTCTTGCCAATCCTAAATCTCCTAGAGCATATTGAGGATGGTATCTTCCCGTACTTGATGCTCCTACATCCCAGAAATAATCAGGGATTGTTTGGATACATCTTTCTGCAAACTTTCTAATGTCTTCTGATTCAATCGTATCTAAAATTGAATCAAATATACTTGACTTATTATTCATTTGTTTGAACTGTTTCCTTTCTTATTTTGTTATTTTCGGCATTTGTCAACGATTTGACAATCTTTTTGCATATATCTTTTAGCAATTTTTGCATAAATGTATTTCTATCAAAATTCGCCTTTTTCTTAACAGCCAAATTCACCGTATCTACATTACCTAAATGGAAACATTTTTCTTTCATTCTTGTTAATCCAACATATATTAGATTCGAATTGAGCATAAATGTATGAGCTTGAGGAGTAAGTAAGATTACAACTTTAATAGAGCTGCCTTGTGATTTATGAATTGTGATACAATATCCAAGCCCAACCATTTGCATATCATTTCTAAAATATTTAACTATTACGCCGTCAAAATCAATCAACAAATATTCTTTTTTGATTGCTATAACAACTCCCGTCTCACCATTTGCAATAAAAGTTTCGTCCATATCTTCATCTAAGCAGAATTCATCATCTACATATAATTGTGCGTGATAATTATTGACATTTTGAATTACAAGATCACCTTTATAATAAACCGTATCTCCAATTTTCATATATTCATCGCAGCCATAATTCTTATTGGCAACTTTCTGAATGGCATTATTAATTGAGATTGACCCAATGTCACCTTTTTTGTATGCAGTTAATACTTGAATTTCTTCTGCTTTGTAACCTTGAGAAAGTAACTTGCTATATAATGCAACTGCATTTTTGACCATAATATCACTACCAATGTTCACAAATGCATAATCTTTATTGTCTCCAAACCATGTAAATCGTTCACATACATTATTAAGATACGGTTTACAAAAACGGACATCTGTTGCTACTTTCATTAACCCGCCTTCGCCATAACGAAACACCTTTGTTAATGTAACAGTTGGAATAATATGTGATTCCATAAAATCATGTAATAAGTTTCCACATGACACTGATGGTAATTGGGCATTGTCTCCAATCAATAATAATTTTGTTCTACTAAAATCAATTGCATCTAATATTCTTTTAAACAAGAAAATATCTGTCATAGAAAACTCATCAATTATAAGTACATCACAATCAAGTTTATATTCTTCATTATAACTCCAAGTGTTAGGTGGCACATACCCCAAACCTCTATGTATTGTTGTGGCATTTTCTTGCGTGTAATCTGACAGCACTTTTGCAGCTTTACCAGTTGGTGAAAATAATTTAAATGATTTATTATTATCTTTAAGCATATTAATGACTGCTTGTGTACAAAATGATTTTCCTGTACCGCCTGCACCATTAAGAATGCATATGTTATATCTACAAATATTTTTTACAATCTCTAATTGTTCATCTGACAATTCACAACCATTTACAATATGATATTTTGCACAATCAAAGTCCCATTGATGATGTAGATTAGTTAGCCCTAATATTATATTCTCTGCTATATATTTTTCTATTTCATATGTAGACTTCAATGATACAGCCATAGAATCTTTATTGTAATAAATACTTTCGTGCTTCATACATTCAACAAAATGATTAGAGCATGCCGGAACCATTTTCATACACTGACTTCTCAAATCGTTAATTGACATCAATGTATGTCCTTCTTCTTCATTTTTTTCTAAAAAATACAACATACACGACAAACATCTATGCTTACTGGTTTTTAAATCTGTATCAAATTCAATAATAATATCTTTATTATTTTTTTCATTCTCTTTTGATATTTTTTCAAGTTCTAATAGAATTCCGTCGGCAGTCGTAAACCCAACCTTTGCCAATCCACACAAACATTTATATGGGTCTTCACGAAGTTTTTTCTTTATCATGTTAACAGAAGTATATTTCTCATATAATTTCTTTAACATTGAAAGACTTAACAAGCCTTGAAACTCAATTACCAACTCAGCCAAGCAAAAATTCTCAATAATTTTTTCTTTAATAATATTGAATGTGTACTCTTTAATACCAGGCAATTTATTTAAGTCTATATCATCCAGGTGGTCGTTCATTACCCTGTCAACAATATCAGGGTAAATTTCATATAATGTGTTTGCCTGTTTCAAAGTGAGTATCTCCTCTAAAAATATATACATATCTGAAGCTGATTTTGGCTTGTCTCTTCTTATATTAAGAACTTTATAACTATATCCATATTTTGTATTCTGTTCGATTGCTTTGATTTCATATTCTATACCAATTCCTAATTCATGCATTTCTCCTGTTATTGTTGCGTTTCCGTACTTTGTAAATTTAATTTCTGGGTAAATTTCTTTATCAACATCTAGTGCATAAATTTTATAGTCGCCACCATCATAGGTTTGTCTTATAACTCTTCCTTTGAAAATAATTTCCTTGTCTTCTTTTTCTTTCAACTTTTTATCACCTCATACTCCGTTAAGACATCTTCGGTTTCATCTGTTACACCCCATTTACCATCAGTAAACTTCTTTTTAAATTCTGGCATAAATTCTTTTATTTTTAATACCGAATATAAGCCAAATGGATTTTCCTTAAATATTTTACTTTGTTTAATCCTAGAATGAACTTCTTCACCTGTCTTTATTTTTCGAGCCGTAAAATATGGTTTAGTCGTATCTTTGTAGGTTTTATAATCTACAATAATATAATAGTCATTTCCAACTTGTTTATTTGTATAAACGACCATCTCAAGATGTTCCTTTTCAAACTTAACCATTTCAATAATACCCATTTCTTTATTCTCTAAATTCTTGCACAATTCTGTAATTAATCCTATATTATCAATACCTTTGAATAAAGAAGGTGTTTCTTTTTCAGAATATTTTTTTGCAATAAATTCTGAAATTCCCAAAGACTCTAATTTTGATTTGTTAATTTGTTTACATGATGAGAATTTATTATAGATATTTATAACATTAAGAAGATATTTATTTTTACCAAACTCAGAGAAAAAATTAAGACCCGTCAATATTTCTAACTGTCTAGTATTTACAGATGTTTTACTTTTAATATCCGCAATCAATTCAATAAATGAATTATATTTATTGTTTCTTAATGAATATAATTCATCAGCTATAATACTGTTACAAAATTTGATAGAAGCGATTCCTTGATATATTTTATTATTCTCTTTATCAAATTCATATTCCGCTCTTGATTTTCTGAATTTAATTGGCTCAATTGTATATCCTTTTGATATCGCATATTCTTTTATGTTCAATGATTTTTCTTTGTCCGACACATAGATGTTTAAAGCAGATGTGATAGTTTCCAAAGTATAATAATGTCTAAGATAGGCACAAGCAAAGCCAAGAAATGTGTATGGATCAGCATGGTTTTTTGAGAACAAATAATCCGATGCATCAATAATAACTTGCAAGAAATTTCCGATAAGCTTTTCAGCATCGCCCTTTTCTACTCCATATTCTTCTTTCATTGTTTGTACAAAGCCTTTAATATAATGTGTTTTGTTACCGGTTAAATATCCCCCATCTTTTATAATAGGGATATCAGTCTCTGTTCCTGTTTTCTTACTAAAATGTCTTCTAACGACATCGGCTTCACCCATTGTAAATCCACAAAACTTATGTAAAAATTCAATAATCTGTTCTTGATATACCAAATAGCCTAATGTTGGAGCAAGGAAATCATTTAATGCAGGATGTCCATTATCTCTATAAATTCCTTGTGATAATTCTGTTCGATACGATTCACCCGCCGGTCTAATAGCACCATTTGCCATACTCATCAAGTCAATATATGAGAAATTTGGATTCTTCTTTTTTATGTTTTTGATTGTAGATTCTCGAAGAATATCTCTAAGGTACGAACCTGCAAAATCTGACTCAAATTGAAAAATAAGAGTCGTGTCTTTCGAAATATCATCCCATACAGCCTTGTCATTAAAATCAAGATTGTCAGGTGTCAAAAATGGAATATTGGCTGCCTTGCAAGTCTTATCTATAAGTCCCACACAGTCCAAACCTAACACGTCTAATTTAACATAATTAAGCGAATCAATTTCTTTCATATTTATTTGTGAAATAGGTTTATCGTCAGAAGAAATATATAATGTTCCAAATGCCTTGTCCACTTCATGTGGAGAAACCACAAGTCCCGCTGCATGTCTACCCAAAGAAGTGATAGTTCCAGTGACTATATCAACATATTCGAATAACTGCTTATGTTTTTCTCTAATCTTATCTTCAACAAATTCTTTTTTGTTTTCATCTTCTTGTACTAAATTACACAATTCTTGCGTTTCTTGGAGTGTCATTCCTAAAGCTCTACCAACGTCTTTAATTGCGCCACGCATTTTAATTGTATTAAATGTCACAATATTGCAACAATATAAGCCATCTTTTTCAAAAAGATATTTTCTAACTTTCCATCGATCTTCGCTAAACCAATCAGAATCAACGTCAGCAAGACTTATACGCTCTTTATTCATAAAACGCTCAAAATTCAAGTTATATTTAATACTATCTACATCAGTAATTCCCAAAAGGTATGCTATAATACTTCCCGAAACTGAACCTCTTGAATATCCATAATGAACACCTTGCTTTCTAAGCTCTCGCTTGTAATCTTCTTCTAATAGCATAAAGTCAATAGCATCATTATGTTTATACGTTTCAAGTTCATATATAATTTTATCTTTATATTGCTGAAAATTTTTATATTTATCAACCCCACGTTGCTTTATGCCTTCTAAAATTTTTTGCTTAAATACTGCCATTGAATCGTTGTATAATTTAGGATATTTTTTAGAATAATCTAATGAAAATTCTTCAATACTATCAGCCATAACATTTGTATTTTCAATTGCTGTTAGATAGACATTTTTTGATAATGCATCTTGTTTTTCATATGCAGACACTAATTCATCATAGGTTTTAAAAGTCAAATCCCAATTACTTTCCGAATCAAAATTAACACCTTTAGACTTCTGCATAATTGCTCTACCTCGTAAATGATTATCATTTAAAGCATGTGTATCTGTGCCTGCAATTAGTGGAATGTCGTATTTTTGAGAAATCACATTTAAAAATTGATTATATTTTATTTGCATATCATCATTGTGATGTTGTATTTCAAGATAGCATCTATCCTTATTTTCAATAAGAAACTTCAAAAATGCCTCTTTAATTTTAGGTGTACCACTAGCCAAGATACCTCCGATACAAGCAGTACATATAATAATATTATCAGAAGTAGACACTAACTCATCAAATGAAATTCGTGGATTGTAATAAAAATGCCCATCTCTTTGAAAGGCTTTTGATGATAGGTGATTTAATTCAATTACACCATCATAATTTTTAGCAATCAAAACCACATGATAATTATCTCTCTTTTGAGTTCTATTATCTTCAATATATTTTTGAATTTTGACTTGCATTTCTTTCTCATCAGTGTCTACCGTAGATTCATACATTTCATTTGGTATTTCTGGTTCAAAATACAATTTTTCAGTTACATAAAATTCTTCTGCATGAATATATTTCATTCCGTTTTCTTCTATTTTGTTTTTTTTATGTACCCATTCAAGTATTGAACCGTGTTCAGCAAACCCCATTGCTTTCATACCACATTTTTTTGCTGTTTCGATATATTCATAATATTTAGTTACACTATCAATATTTGTCACACCATTTGACAAATCGCTATGTAAATGATATATTGTATAATTCTTATTCGATATTGTTCTCATCTCCTTCTACAGTTGCTCCAACCAAGACAAATCTTCTTTTTCAACTGTATTATTCTCTGTTGACAACTTTTCTCTTTTTACATCGATTCCTAAACCATCGAAAAAACTTCCTCCATTTTTCTTAGATTCTAGTTTATCTAAATATAATTTATATGGCTTATGGAGTTTTGGCGAATATGCACATAATGTTGAAAAATAATAACTTTGCTTTGCTACCTGCTCAGGAGAGTCGTAAAAGATCATTTCATCATGGCTGTCATAATATTTATTCTCCATATTTTCAATCTTATCAATTGTATTTATTATGTCTGTTGTCCACCTATCAATTAACTCTTGTGTTAAATCAACATAAACTATACAGTCATGGAATACAAAATTTGCTTGTACTGCTTGAGGCAAACAGTTGATATCATTTGTCTGTACCAACATATCAAGATATTCTATAAGTTTATCTTCATAACCACATTTTTTTAACCACATTTTTGCACTTGATTGCAATTTTGAACCAATCTCACATCTTTCGATTTCTCTTGTTGTCCATTTGCCATTAGCCTGTTTACAATCTACTTTTACATATTTTAAAAAGTCCCAACAGATTTTTATTTTCTCAAACGGCACACCCATTTGATGTAATCCAATAGCATATACAACCAATTGTCCACATTCATTAAGTGCCTTTTCACCTTTATATATACTACTAGTTTTCCAATCTAAAATATTGTAATTACCATCTTTATCTTTGTAACACGCATCTATGTATCCTTGAAAGACATTTTTGCCAACTAATGCAGTAATAAATTGCTCAATTTGCATTTTGTGAGGAATCATAATATGATGATTAAAGAAATGTTTAAGATTTTTATAATACTTATCAGATATTTTCTTATTTTTTCCAGAGTCATTTCTGTCGAACTTTAACTCTGCAATATTAGCGGTAATCCATGCATCTTCAAAATCTGAATCCATATTTTCATATTCAATTTTGCCTGTGTATAAACTCTCCATAATGTCATGAGCCATACCACCGGTTGTTGTATAAATACAATCTTGTCTATCTTCTGGTTTCTTGATTATATATTTTAAATAATACTCATATGGGCTATTATGATAAGTATTAAATTTACTCCAACTCCATAAACGATTTACATCATATTTCTTTGTTATTTCTTTTAATTCTTCTTTCGTTTTTCTTCCCATCAAGCACCAACCTTTTTTAAATTTTTTATATGTTTTTTATGTTCATATTCGTCATAAAGAATTCTATATTCAAATAAATACTCATATATTTTATTGATAGCATCCGCTGGACTATCCTTCTTGTCTAACAAATCATATTTGTCCCATATATAAGATACTTTTCTTATCCCATAAAATTTTTCACAACAATATCGAATATGTTCAATACTTATATCCTTATCGAATGCTATTATAATTTCGCAATTCAATCCAATAAGTATTTTGGCTTGTTCATCTGATATCTCATGACCACTAACTGCAACACCGGTTGGATCATTTAAGCTATCTCTTTTTAAAACTGATTTTTCCGCCTCAAAAACGACCACATGCCCTTTTTCTTGAATACTATCTTTATTCTCCCATAAGCCAAAAAGGTTCATTTGTTTCGGATATCCTGGTGTTATATAATATTTTTTTATATCAAATAATTCGTAATTCTCAATTGATGTCCTCATATTAAATCCAAGCAATTCACCGGTTAGCCAATATCTTAATGGAATTACATTTCGTTTATATCTATAACTATATGCAAGTCCGAATTTTTTGATAGTCCATGGCATTATTCCTTCTCTAAATAAATCAATATGAATATACGGAACAAAATCATGCAATTTGCTTTCGTTTAATATATTGAAATCAAGCACATTTTGTCTTTTTTTTCGTAGTTTAACCTTTTTAAATATATATAGGGGATCATTTTTTTTCTCTTCTTTATTTTCTTTTTTTAAAGTTAATGGAAGTCCTAATATTTTATGCAAATATTTAATCGTATCAAAAAAAGAAAATTTTTTATCTTTTAGCCGTTTATTATACTGTACAAGAGTGAGTAAATCCGAATTATCGTCAAAATACTTTTCTCTTGTATAATTTTTGCAGCCTAAATATTCATTATTTTTTATATTAATAGCTGTTTTATTATCGCCATCACAATTTGAACAACTATAATATTCTTTGGCTGGGTGGTATAATATATGACCGCACCCAATCTCATTTAAAATAAATTCAATTTTACCTTTTTGGAAAATGTATTTTTTTAACTCCAAAACGGTCATATAATACTCACCACCTTAAAAATCAACAGGCACATTTGTGATACCAATTTCATGCATAATATTTCTTGACATATCATGCGAAAATACTACTTGATATCTATTAGCAGAGCCTTCTCTATTTTTAATAATAAAAGCAATTTGATAATGTTTGTCCTTGTCTAACTTAACTGGAATTTTCGTTTTGCCGTTTTTCCCTTCAAGCCTATATACTTTTAATTCTCTTTTTTCGCCAGTATATTCATCATCATATAAATCACGAATCATAATACAAGTCGAAGCGGGATCGATAATATTCTTTGACATTCCAATATTATCTTGAGTATAGTATCTTTGTTTTACACTTCCTTTTGCTAATTGGAATGTAATAAGAATATGTAAATTCTTCGATTCGGGTTTAATTACATCATTAATCTCAACCATGTTCTGTTGCATTTCAAGCCAAGATTTGTCGCTTACATCACCAGCATCCATTTTAAATGTATCAAGAATAAAGTATTTTACACCCATACTCGAATATTTTTTTATAATTTTAATTGCATTCTTTGTCTTATATTGTTTAAAAGGAACAATTGTAAGTATATGATTTTGTGTTTGTTCTTTAATCCAATCAGCGGCTTTATAGAGCAATTCCTTTGTGTCGTCTTGATAATGTCCATCTCTGACGATATGCTTTTGTAAATCCTCTTTAATTATGTTATTTGCAACAAATATAAGAAGTTCTCTTTGCCACTTTTTTAAGTTATCTTCGTTAATCATTGCAACAACACGTTCTTTTTCTTTTATTGCAGTTGGGACTGTAGCGTTTCTAGCAAATGTAGACTTTCCTACATTGCTTAATCCCCCAACTAATGTAATAGAACCTAAATACTGGCCGCCTGTTTCTTTTGTAATCATATCCATGTTATGATATGGAAGCCCGATCGCCAGCCCCTCATCAAGTTCTTCGATTAAATCATAAATACCATCGCATATATCATAACTTTTTACATCGCAATCTATATTTACAAATATATCATTAATAAAAGCCTCCCATTCATTATAGATTTCCTCAGCCGCCATATCACAATAATCACTTAATCTATCTCTCACAGGACAGCCGCGTTTCGCCAATTTTATAACACTATTCCACTTGCGTAATTCCTGAATATATCCATATAGATTTTCTGTATTTACATAAGCACTTGCACTTACAATGGTGTCATATCCGCCATATTCTTCATATTTGCTTCTTAATTTGGGATGTTTTTCGAGATACAAACCAACTGTAATATCATCAAGTGCATTTTTCTTTTCAATTTTTACTATGTCATTTGCAATAGTCCAATACACACGCCAAATATTATTATGAAATTCTTCCAATGTTAAATTGGTTTCAAATATTGAATCTGGCTTTTTATATAAAATACTTACCACATTAGCTTCGCAAGCTTCTTTATATTCATTTATCTTCTTTACTGTCTCAATTAGCTCCTGTTCAAATGGAGTTATCTTGTCGCCTTTTGTAACATTTTTCGTTGCTATTGTCCTCGCCGCCTTACCATAACTCATTTAATCGTTCATTCTTTAGGTCTTCTGTTTTTTTCTGATATGTACCACCGTTATGAGAAAGAATATCCGTGTCCATATTCTGAATGCTTTCTTGCGTCTTTTCTGCGTTCTTTAATCTCATATATATATTGGGAATATCATTTTCAATAATTTTACATATATATCTCATTTGAGAAATCTCATTAGTAAAATTTTTCCCTTGTATGCTATTTAATATTTTATTTTTGTTTATTTGAAATGCAATGAGAACAGATTTAATTGGATACTTACTTTCTCCGTTATATTCTCTATGTCCAAAATCTTTGCCATTTACAAGACCTCTTAGTTGCAAACAGGATGCTTGTTTTAATTTTTGATTTTCATCATATTTGAAAATTTCTCTTTCTATATATTTACATAAATCAAAAAATTCTTGATTTTTATTTTCCTTTTTTCTTATTTCTCTCATAAAAATCAACCTCCTATTTCATGGGAACAACATATATCGTGCATGTTGTCCCCATATAGAATTTTACGAAATAAGTTCTAATACTATTTCAGCATCTTCAACCTTACTAATTGTTGTCGGATTTTCATATCCAAGTTCTTTTGTCTTGGCAATAATAGGCTTAATCTTGTCCATATCGGACTTATTATTTTTAATATAATCTGTAATTTGTGTAACTACATCTTCAAGTTTTTTGGTTTCTTTTTTTACCTGCTCTGCTTTTGCTACTTCTTTCAACTTTTTTGCTGTTTCTAATTCTTGCTCAGCCTTTGATTGTTCAAAAGTTTTGCCTGACTTAGATTGTTCTGCTTTAATTGCATCGGTAATCGCTTTTATAAGTGCGTCTGGAGTAAATTCAATTTCAGGAACAATATCTGCGAAACGACTTTTGCTATCAATACAATAAGAATCATCTCTAAAAGTAATCTTTCTGCTTTCTTTAGCAACTACGCCTTTCATCTTTTCATTACCTTTATTGTCTTTTTTGCCTGTTTTTTGCTGAACAATTTCTCTATCAATGGAAGCCACTCCCAAAAAATGAAGCTTTGTTTTTATTGCATTAAAATCTCTTATTGACATGTTTGTTGTCAACGAACGATACTTTTGGTCAGTAAACATATCTTCTTGGTCACGTCGTTTAACATGTCCAATAATGATAAATGAAACACCAACTCTTTTTAAATTCCATAACTTTTCTAAAACCATATCTACAGCTTTGTCTTCGCCAGCCATATAGCCACCAAAAGCAGCCTTAATTGATTTGACTGGTTTGTCGGGATTTTCACGGTTATGCATTTCAATAACCTCTGCTTTTGCGATATCAATCAATTGGTCATATGTATCAATGACAACCGTTCTCAACAATGGATATTCTGTAGTTTTATTATCAATGATATCATCAACCACATCTTCGAAACCAATAGAATTTTCTATCTCATCATAGTCGGCAGACCATTCACGGCAATTAATATAATTAATACCTTGAATTGCGTCTGCACCATCTTCCTTGCCACATTCCAAAAACAAATAACCATCATTTGAACCCGTAAGTTTTTCACACATTTCCTTAATAATTGTCGTTTTACCAATCCCACTTTCTCCTATCAAGCCAATATTATAAGCCAATGGATCAATTTTAACTACATTTTTTATTCCGTATGCCATATAAAAATCTCCTTTGTTTAATTTGTTTTGAGGTCGCATTTTACGACCTCATTTATATTTTTTATTCGTACTTATATTTATATTTACAGTCTATTTAACCAATCGTTGTCATCGTTAGATGTACTTTCATTTTCATCTGAATCTGTATCATCATCTATCTCATCTTCATAATCCTCATCTTCTGTGCTATACATAAAATCAGGAATCAAGTCTTCTTCTTCGTATTTTCTTTCAAACTTCTGAATAACAGGAGTTTTGTTGCCCTCTTTATCTTCGACTAGTTTAATAACTGGCTTTCGAATAACCATTCTTTTTTCTCGTCCAGAATTTGCAGTACACTTTGCAAGCGCCTCTTCAAGCGTAAATACATTGATTGCAATAAGTGCTTTAATATCATCGGGAAGATCGTCTTCTGTTGCTGTGACTAAAGCACCACCCTCAATAAGATCTCCTTCAAAAGTCACTTCTGTAACATCTTTTCTAACCTTAAATATCTTATCTATGACTTTTTGTGCAATGTCAGGTGTTGATAAATCAAGCTCGAATTCAAATGTCTTATTATACGGAATATTAGCTCTTACTTCCTTACCTTTGTATTCCTTAATGTAGTCCAACACCTTTGCATAGATCGGAAGAATGCCGGTTGTCTTATCTACCTTGCCGAGACTATCTTTTGTTAATAGCATTGTCTGTGTGAATTTAGCACAATACTTACTTGAGTCATTAACTTTAGAAAGAACAACGCTATTTATCTCCTTTTTAACTTGCAATTCATCATTATACATAGAATATTTCAAGTTGCCCTTTACATTAACAACCATTCCATCTTCAAGATTTTCATTAATATATGCAATCATGTCATATGGTGCTAGAAATTTCTTATAGTAAACCTTGCCACCCTTATCTCTCTCAATGCCTACAGTTAAGTAACAAAGATCACCCACAGATTCTAGAATTGTTTCATCAAATCTGTCTTCCCAATCAATAGTAAATTTATTACTAAAATCATCTTTGCCGTTTTCGTCCTTGCCATGAACATAAATAACATTATCTCTTTCTGCACCGTAACCACCCATAAGTTCTGCATATACAGTTCCACAAGTTTCACCACAGTACACACCAAGATTCAAACTGTTATAAATCCAATCGGATTGTCCAGCTTTTTCGTCTAACTTATATGTATAATCATTAATTTTTGCTTCTCCAATAAGCATAAACGAGTTAGACCAATTTTTTTTCTCTAGTATTTTCTTTGTTTTCGCCATTAAAATAAAATCCTCCTTGAAATAAAAATTAACGTAATAAAATCTATCTGAACGCCCAAATGGACGGAACATAGAATTAAATTTATGTGAACTATATGAACAGTGGTTTATGGACACAGATTGTCCAAGGGTATGCTTATTCCCACCCAAACAAAATGATAAAAATAACACTTGATATTTCTGCAAAATTATGTTAGAATATAAAAGTACAGACTAATGGCATACCCCATTACGAAGTATCCTTTTATATAGGCAATCAACTCCTCGACCAAAATTTGTTGATTGTCTATTTTTTATATACTATATATAGCAGTCAATATCATCTTGAAGCTACTATATATGGTTTTTCTTGTCGTTGAAATTTAATTTTCATTAGAACATTACGTCTGTGATATGTTGACCACTCTTTAATCGTCTCACACTCTCACCATGAGGTTCATCATCTATACCATTAACAAAGTCATTCCAATGTTTAATCTGAAAATCTATAAATGCTTTGTCATTTCCTCTTCTATACATTCTTTTTACCCATTCGTCAAGCAGTTCTGTCTCTGGATATACGGTAAAATATTTTATTCCTGCGTCCTCTAAAGCTTGTCTTACAGCCAAATGACTACTTACAAAAATATAATCTACTTTACCTATATTCTCTTTTATATGCTCAATGTAGTTATTTGGGAAATCAGGATTACGTTCCTTTATCTTTTCACATCTAATTCGCTCGAGCTCTTTGTCTGCGTTTGTAGGACTAAGCATAGATTCAAAATCTTCTTTTATCTTTTGAAGTTCATCATCCGTTCGTTCTCTATATATCCAACTGAAATCGCTGCTATCACTATCTAAAATTGAATATATATCTTGATAGTTTTCAAAAGCATAGGTCTTTCCACAACAAGGGTAAGCACTAATTATTTTAGTTTCTTTCATTTATTCTGTTCCCTTCTTATAATTTCTTCTAGTGTTCTCGGTGTATAATCCATATACTTCATCATCGCGCCGACGTTGTACATATGACAAGGTTTATCATATAATGCTCCCATTTCATATCTAAAATGTTGTATCATATTTTCTTCAAAACTATTATGTACATGCCCATAAAGATGTACCCAATCATAGTAATGATTTTTGAAACATGGCATCGGATAGTGACATAAAACAACTGAAATTTCATTGTCAATTTTTAGTTCCTTGTAATCTACAACCTCGACAAATAAGTTGTATAATTCTTTGTTTTTTAATATTCTATTGTCATGATTTCCTTGAATTAAATGTATGCGACCTTTTAACTGTTTGAAAATTTCAATAGTTTTGGTGGCATTGTGCCAACTAATATCACCCAAGACATATACATCGTCATTATCATTAACTTTACTATTCCAATTATCAATAATTGTTTTGTCATGTTCTTCTATATTGATAAATGGACGATTATCAAACTTTAAAACATTCTTATGACCCAAATGTAAATCTGAAATAAAATAGTTCATGCTTAATTATTCTCCTTTAACAATCCACTCTTGACTAAATGCTGATGGATAATTTCTATAATCTGATTTTCTAAGAATGCATCAACATTAGCATTGCATTTGACATAATCCAATTCATCATTGATAAAATCTTCTATTATAGAAGTAAAGTCCATATCCTCAATTGTTTTTACAATTTTCTTATGAATAAATTCTTTATGTTCTTTTGTAAGAAATTCTTTAATATCATTCATATCAATATATTCTCCTTCTTGATAAACTCTTTTGAACAGTTCCGTCAATTTCCTTAAATCGTCCTTGTCTAAGAGAAGGTATTTCCCAGGAGGATGCTCTTTCCTTATAGCCTGATACAAAATATCCATATACTCATCCCGAAACTTTTGTTCTCTATTAGATAACTCTTTACTCATATATTTCCTTTGTCACCTCTGTATATCGCATTCATGAAAATCCATAAGTATCTTATACTTATATTCTCCGAATCTTTTTCGCCAGCGTTGTTTCGTTTTTTCACTTTCCCAACTAAACGGCAACATATGATAATTGATAAGGAAACATACGTCTAATACTTCTGAATTTTGAGGTATTCGACTCAATACAAAATACGAACCGTATGAATCATGGTCGAAATAGTGAGCTATGCCAAGCTCATCAAATGTTTGAGTTGACAATTTACCTAAGTCATGCATCATCGCACCGCTCAGCCAAGGATTTTCATAACCCTTTTCTTTCATTAATTTCTTAGTATGTAAACAATGCTTGTACAAATCCATTGTGTGATGAGGATTCTTTTGGTCGAAATCTCCCATATAAGCTATTTCATTAACCAAATTTCTCACATGATTTTTAAATTCATCATGAATAATAATCTTGCTCCACCCTTCCTCAATGAATGGAATTTCAAATTTTCTAATTTGTCTTTCCAACACTTCATCAGGAACAGGATGTGGTCTATTTTTATTATCTTGTTGACACCACTCAAATGGTTTCGGCATTATGTAGCAAATCTTTTCTATGTCTAATCCATTAACTTTATTTAGAATTGCTCGGCGAGATTTCATTGTAATATTTGTTGCATCAGCTATCACATTGTATTTATTCTCCAAACGCTTTCGGATTAGTGTATGAAAAAGTTCAAAGACTTCATCATTCTGAGATTGGTCTCCGATTTCGCCGGTTAATTGTTCTCGTATCATATCAGTTGATATAATAACTGTATCAGGATTATCATTTGTAATCTGTTTTGCAATAGTAGATTTGCCACTTCCAGACAAGCCACACATAACATATAGTTTTGGTCTACTCATTCCTACACACCTCATTTTTTATACTGAATGTAATTAAGTTTGTCATCACCTTTTCCATAACATCTTTTGCTTCAGTATTAATCTCCAATGGATTATTCTCCATATACTCTTGTTTATATTGTTTAATCCACTCACACGTTTCTTTTGCTAAATTTTTTGAATATTCTAATTCATAATGATAATTAGATTTAATATCGAGTAACATATCCTTATTTTTAGGGATTAGAATAGTACGATAACTTTCGCCATTACAATATCTTTCGATAAAGTCTTTCAAACGTAAAATATGATGTAATTGTTTGGGGTCACAACCATATTTCTCAATCTTATCTACGATACTTGGATACGGATATGTAAGAGCTTTGTACTTTTCAAATGCCATTCCGCACATGCAATTAACACTTGCGTAATTGTTGTACCTTGCAATTTTTTCGGCATTATCAAACATAGGTGCGAATAGTTCTTCATAAATTGGATTTAAAATATAATATTGAGTAAACAAAAGTTCAACAAAGTTAATATTTTGTTTCTTAAAACACTCAAACATTTTACGAATATCTTTCACATCACATAAGCAACCATTCCCCATATCAAGTGTCGTACTTACCGGTTGACGATTAAACACAATATCGTTTAATGTAGGAAGAATTATTGCTTTTGAATCGACATCTGAACCAGAGTAATCCAATTCATAATTTTGTGAACCGTATAAAAATACACCAACAACATTGTAGCCTAACGATATAAGTTTGTCGTAATGTTGTTGAATTTGATTTTGCACTTCTTGTTTAAACATCCTTCAATTCCTCCTTGAAGAGCATAGAATAATCGTCTACTCCCATTTCCTTTAATTTTTTATATCGAGGTGACTTTTTGTTGCCACTTTTTAAAACATTGATATCACGACCATAATATAATTCTCTACAATATACTTGATACTCCTTAGGAACATTTTCTGAAACATATATCATAAAATCTTTCTTATTGGTTTTGGGAGCAGCATCATAGTATTGTTTTATATTTTTTGTGGTCTCAGTAATATACTTCATAACAACGGTTGCTATCTTCTTAACATTTTCATGATAAGCCTTTGGTAATTTCGATAGCAAATCATCATAACAACTGTCAGCGATAGAAGAAATCACTAAATTAATAGACGATAACTTAGATAATACTTTATGAATATGCACATAATCATTGTATTTTAATTTAACCTTATAACCGTCAATGTTGATTACAAAACCTTCCGCTTCATCAGATGACTTATCGTCTAATTCGGTCATAACATCATCCAAGGTCTTGTTGAAGATTTCTGTTGTTGGAATATTATATAATTTTGCGAATTTGAGAATTGATTCATATGAATATTCTTCGCCGGTCAAATTACTTCTCATGCCGATAAGATATAATCCTTCTTGCTCTTTTGTGTATTTAACGACATGTGTATCTTTCAATGAAATGTACTCAAAAACAAAAGTGATATTGGGATATTCTCGTAACATTCGTTCATAACCAGGTAACTGGTATATCATCTTACAACCATCTTGTAATCTCCAAGACATATTTGGGTCAATAGATTGACTCCCTGCCATTACAATTTGACCGTTATACCAAGTAGCTGATTGCATAGAACCGTCCAACTTATTTGAAAATTCAACTGTTTTTGCATTGTCAATTCTACTTTGTATATTCTCCAAACTTGTTTCTTCAAGTTCATTAATATTAAAGAATTTAGCAAATGGACACAAAACTATTTTGTCATTTACTATATCAATTACTATGCTTCTACATTCACGATAGAATCCATCATATTTATTCCATAATTCTTCACCAGAATTATCAACTTCTCCATTATAGATGTCGCTATATTGACCGTATCTCAAAAGAAGAAACTGTCCGTTTTGGTTTAGTTCTAGTATTGAAAGCAAATCTGTATATTCAGGATATTGATTTATGGGTTTAATGTTATTTAAACATTCGACCCATAAATCCAAACAGGTTTTCTTCCCGTCCATGTCATATGTAATATATCCCATTCTTTTATGAAACTCATTTTTTATTTCAATGAATTTATTCATTACTGGATTCCAACTCATTAAACAGCCTCCTTAATAATCCTCTTGGTCTTGGGTTACTCCACCAACCCGACACAAAATCATAATTATCTTTATCATGAGTATAATGACCTCTGTATGTTTTCAATTCAGGAGCAAGCTTATCTATTACTTTGTCATATTCAATATGGTCAAATGGAGCTTTTATATCATAATCGTCTTTTGTGCTTATATCAAAACGAATATCGTCTAAGTCGGATTCTTGAGCGTTATACTTCATATACTTGACTGCCTGATGCTCTCCCCAATTTATTAACTCATCTTCTAATTCATTTAAAGTAATAAATCGTTCAGATTCATCATATATAGAAATTTTATCGGAATGTATGGATAAAAATTCTTTCATTTCTTCAACGGAAGTATATGCGTCGTTGTGTTGATTAAACAAAGGCTTCCATCCACCACTTCTACGTCCAATACAAATTTCATAGCCAAAACAAGGTTCGTCCACAAGTCTATACTCATTAAAGAAATACTTCTCAACAAATTCCTTGTTTTGTGTATGTATATAATATTTTGTACTCATTATATTTTCTACCCTTCTACCTATACATTCTCCGTTTCATCCGATGAAAAGTTTATTTACTTATACAAATTTAACACCTAATTTTGCACTTGCCTTTGCCACATTCCTAAAAAGTTCATCTACTACATCATATTTCATTTGACGAATTTCAGAATTAACCATGTCTTGAAGAACTTTTATAAATAATCTATTGCTTGCCAGGAATAAACCTATCTCCTCATTAAATGTATCATCTTTATGACAACAAGCCTCTGCTTTATATTTCCCACTTCGTACTTGAATCTTTTTGCCATCGGTTCTGTATTCGTAAACAAATGCATAAAATCTTCCATCACTCTTGAAGTAATTCCCACCATTGTGTTTTCTCCATTTGCTCCACTTGTGAACTTCATCAAAATATTCTGCACATACATCTTCTGAGATACAGCCTTCATATTTGTTCTTATATCTAAAAGAAATTATGCCGTCTTCTGACACATCAATCACTGTACATGTTGCACCAATATGACCAAATGTACCTATTTTCTTTTTCAATTTTATTTTATCGCCCTTAACAATCATATTGTAACGCTCTCCTTTGAAACATTGTTTTCATCTATTTATATTCTCCGAATCAAAACCGTAATCACCCAGCTTTTTATCGACTGCTCTATCAAAATCTGTAGAAAGAAATTGAAGAAATTCTTGTTTTGCTTGTATAATATTTCTCGCATCTACTCGGTAGGTTACATTTATTTTCAAAATATATCCTCCATCGCCTGTATGTCTGATGGCTTTAACACGCCGTTGATTACATGAATAACCGCATTAGGATATTGTTTAACGAGTTTAATAAATTTTTCTGTGGGAGTTACAAGTGAAATTCCCAAACCATATATGAGTTTTTCGTCTACAAGTTTCTTTATCAAGCCTTGTTTTTTTTCGAAATGGATTTGATTTACCGTCATATTTACAATGACTTTTCTATCCTTTAGTTTTTGCAAAAATGGAATTAAATCAGGATGACTTGTGGCGTCTCCACCACCAAGTGCAACTTCTTGATATGGATGCAAGGTATCAACGAATTTTTCATTCATAATATCACCAAACTTGCCGTCTGTTGTACTTCCTTCATGACAGAACGGGCAACCCATATCACAACAGTTTGTTATTTTTATATCCATATTTTCTGCAAAGGCAGCCTGAAACTCATCATCATTTGTTTCTCTTATTTTTGTTCCATCTTCAAATATAGCAGTTCTGAAATTTCCATTCTTGTAACTCCCTAAAATTTTCATTTTTACCTCCCAAATATCCTTCATACTTTTCATTCACTATAATGTTTTGACTCTTAATCAACCATCATATCCGTATTTTCCGAACGCAACAACTCGGTCTCCACTTTTGGTTATATATTTACCTACGAAAGTTTCAAGTTCATAGTCATTATTCCATTCATCATAAGTTTTCGCATCTTCATTTATAAGATCATTCTCTTTTGCATATTTTGTATAATATCTTTCTTTCGCAGTCTCTGATAATTCTGACCAATCTTTTGAATACTCATCTTTATTATCCTCATACTCTTGAGCTGCAGATTCCTTATCTTTATTTGATAGTTCACTTGCTTTTACGAAGGTTTCGCCATCCTCATCGAATAGGACTTTACCATTCTTCCATTGTTCAAATTCTTCCTCACTACACATTGTTAATGAATGAGTGCTTGATGAGTTGGTTTCAAATATATTTCTTCTAATTTGTCTTTTCATTTTCTCTACCTCTTAGTTATCTATTCTCTGTCTGTGTAAATTGAGTTACCTCTTTTAAATCAACATATCTATCAATGTAATCAAGAAGCTTATCTTTATTTTCTTCTTTTGTAAATTCCCCTACATATTCAATAGAATCTACATCTATACAATTAATCATTTCATTAATGTCCAAATCTAAAATACCAGCTATTTCTTCTATTTGTTTTGGAGATAAAAACAATCTTCCGTCTAAAATTTTTCCGATATCTTTTGTAGAATATCCGCTTTCTTCAGCCAACGATTGAATGCTCTTATTCTGTTCCATCATTTTTAGTTTAATGAAACTTCCTATTTTGTGAAAATCATTCATAATTTACTCCTAAATTCTTCCTTTGAAATGTTTCTTTCAATCAATACTCTTTACACTTTTGATAACCTATTTTCTGCCCACTCACATTGATTCTTAGAAATTTCACTTCCTATGTAATTTATACTCAACTCTTTACAAGCAACAGCCGTTGTTCCCGTTCCCATAAATGGATCATATACAATTCCATCCTTGCAACCATATATGTTTAAAAGTTGTTTACATAAATCACTTGAATAAGTTGCTTTATTGTATGGACATGAACCATCATTATTTTTGGCTTCAATGAAATTAAAAATATTACCATACGAAGCTTGTCCCGTTTTTCTATAGCTCACAATAGGCTTGTTGCAATAGAACGTATCAATTTGGTCTTTTTTACAAAACACAAATACAAATTCAGTAATTCTGGTAAGTTTATTAGGACTACAATTGTTTGGCATTGCAGAACTTTTCTTCCATGTAATTACATCAGCAATTGTGAATGGAGTTTGTGTGATAATTGTATTTATAGCTTTAAACATTCCATCTCTATTGTTATTTCCATAAGAAAGATTATATAAAACAGTTCCATGTTGATTTAAAATTCTATCAAATTCCAAAAATAATTTATGAGTAAAATTACAATATTCTTCATCAGTCATATTGTCTACATGTGTATCATATCTCAAATAAGGAAATTTACTTGAAGCATTATTTGACTTCATAAGAGTATTTGATTTACATTGCTTTTTATTTGTGTTATAAAATGGAGAGGTTAATATGTTTGTACATAATTCACTGGACATTCTCTCCATGGTTTTAAAGCAATCTTCATTATATATCCGATTTAGTTCCATATTGTTTTAGGAGTAAACTATAGTTTGTTTGTGTGCGCACAAACCTCACTCCTCCTCATCAACTTAATTTTCTATATTTTTATTTCTATAAAATAAACACGTCTGCTTATTTTATTTGGAATAATGTTGTATGTATTTTAAATTATTTTGATGTACAAACAATTTTTCTGTGACTTTAAACTGATTGTTTTTGTTTACATCTAAAGTTCTTGTAAATGGCTTACTCCAAATTGCCACAAAATCATCTGGTGCATTTTGTTCGGAGATAAACACAATATGATCTTTGCTTATTTCTCTCATATAATTCCAAAATTCATTTGAGTCAAATTTTTCTTTTCCATACCCTGTTGTTCCATTATACGGAGGATCGGCATATACTACACAATTTTGCGGAAGTTCTACCTCACGATAATCTTTGCATATAAATTCCGCATCCATAAGAGTATTCATATCCTTTAACAACGATCTTTTGCTCTGGGCTGCATAATTTGTTCCTGTTTTATTCCTTGCATATCCGCCAAACCATTTACCTCCAAACGAACACCCAAATCCTACAAACCCAGCTAAAACTTTATCCTCGTCCTTATGTTCTTTTATATACTTATAATCATCTACAGATATACTCTCTGGCAAATCATATCCATGTTTAACCCCATTTAAGAGTTCAATCAAATATTCATGTTTATCATTTAATATTTTTCTTGCAAATCCATCAACTTTACTTTCTATTGAACAACTTCCACAGAAAAGACTTACGAATGTTAGATCATCCCCCCCAGCTCCTGTTATTATCATTGCAATTTGTTTCGCTATTCTTGATTTTCCACCTTGGTATCTCATTTATTACCTCCGAAATTTGTTTACTAATTCGACTTTTACCGCCTAAATATTGCATATTATATTCGGAGCGTGTACACTTTAAAACGTTACTCAATACCTTTCTTAATATTGTTATAGATGTTTGCAACCATCTAAAGAAAATTTATAATTTAAAATTGAATGGCAGGGCGAATAGCCCAAAGACGTAGTAAATACTACACAAAATTATTCTCTATTTAAAAATCAAAATGAAAGCAAAATTTCAAACTTAAATATATACTCTTTTGCCTTTTACTTTAATGTATCTGCCTTTTGTGTTAAAATAACAATCCTTTAGAACTGTTTGTTCTATGTAACCACCACTTTTATATTTTAAATAAACAGAATCACCAAAGTCTTTAACCACCGTACCATCAGGAATATCGAACGGTGTCTCTTTTATATATTTTTCAATACATTTTGAACAATACTTCACTGTTTCCAAATCAATAATTAAAACATCTTTTCTCCCTAAAGAGTGTCCACAATTTTCACAAAACAATTCTGCTTCTCGATCCGGAAATTTTGATTGCGGACATTCTTTATATTTTCTTTTACTTTTGTCCAATTTGTTTTTCGCTCTATAACACAACAAACTCATAATAATTCCTCCTTATAATTAAACCCAATCATCTTCATTGAATATAATTGTATTCATATATCCATTCTCTTTTTATTTAAACTTAAATAAAACTTTAGCAAATTGAATTGGCTGTATAATTTCTGCTCCACATTGAGAGCAATATAATTTTTTAGGAATATCTGTAATCACTTGATAGCTTCCTTCTGTTAAATTATCACAACATGGACAACAAATTTTTATATATGGTTTTCCTCCAAGAGCGAAACATGTTTTTATTAATTCATATTTTTCGTCTCTATCTTTTGTATCTTTAACCATTACAATATTCTCCTTGAAATCAGGTTTTCAAATCTTCAAAAGGATAATTATATACCTCTATTTTATATGTCCCATCACTATTTTTTACAAGAATCATTTCTTCACCATAAACATTCATGAAATTACCCCTCTATCATAGTTCAATATTGTTCCATCTTTTATTCTTCCAATACTTCCATTGAATATTATTCTGCCATATCCTTACGTCGACATCTTCTACATTTTTTAGTGATAAAATCCAATTTCGATAAATTTCTACATCATCATTTGTCGCACCGTTTAAAAACTTCCATTTTCCTAATATATTATCAATTTTCTCCACTGCCCATTCATAATCAGTTAAAGACGCTTGTCTTTTAAATTCGGCAATATTTTCATCAACTACTTTTTTAGCTTCATCATATTTGAAATATAATTTAGGGGAAACAATTGACACATGGTCTATGTGACGATCTCGATAATCATATTTTTTTATAATACGAAAACCTTCTTTAGTTATATCTGCTTCGATTCTTCCTGGGAAAACGGTGCTATCTTTTACTAAATAGCCCATTTCATAAGCTTCTTTGATTGATTGAGGATTATCTATTTTTAGTTTAAACTCTAATTCTTCTTTACTTAACGGGTCATATGTAATATTACAAAGTTCATCCGTGCTTAACCAACCCTTTGGAAGCTTTTTATATCTATATTCCGATTCAAATTTATCAATTGGAATACCGTTTACCAATCTCCTTTCTCTTGGCACTAAATAATCTACTATCACAGCATCAGAAAATTGTTCATCTACCATACCCCAATGTACGGAAAACTCATGCCCCGATCTATGACACCAATATACAATATCCCCTCGCTTAAAAGATTTTTTAAATTTTTCGCTCATTCGATTTATCTTCCTATCACTGTCTAAATTATTAGTTTGCGTTAATACGTATTATTTATTCTCCTTGAAAGTAATATTTCAAAATTTTTATACTCATATATAGTGATTAGCCATGTACCAACCACTATATACGGTATATATTTTTAATTATCACTCTAGCTCAGCAAGCGCCTTATCCAGTTCTTCATCTGACAAATTCTCAAGAGCGGCATCTTCTCTTTTAGCTTTGATTTCAAGAAGTCTTTGTCTCATTTCGGCATTTTTCTTATCATCTTCTCTTGCTTTCTTTTCGGCAAGTTTTACGCTTACAATATACTTAACAATATCAATCTTATTCGAAATTTCTTCATCTTCCGTAGATTTTGTATTCAGAAGACTTTCTTCTTCCGATCTCTTTATTTCGGCATTTAGTGTTTTGAATACCGAGTCAAGATCTGTCAATGGCAAATCCCACAAATCAATTACATTAATCATTCCTCTAAATGGAAACTGATAATTATTTCTTGTTGCTATTTCAAATAAATTCTTACTCATATTATTGTTCTCCTTTTCTACTTAAAACTTAATCTTCATTATACGTTCTGTTGCACCTTTTACTTTGACCACCAAATCAGCTCTTTTCGTCATTGAAAAACCAATTCCTGAAAGCTGGTCTTCCGTATCTTCCACGTGGCATTTTGCACCCAATGCTTCGAATACTCTCTTATGCTTTTCGAGATCTCTTTTTAAGAACTCATTATAATACCCGTTTGGTTCTTCAGTATTTACACAATCTTTCAAAAAGAACATTAAGTGCTTATGTCCAATCCCCTCTTGCTCATCAAAATAATTAGGACTATAACTGATAACCGATACCGGAACAAATTGGTTTGTATTTACACCCCATATATTACGACTTGAAATGGTCGAATTACCCGACAACTTTTCCTTAATCGAAAAATTGCCGTTTTCATCAAGTATAACATCTGCCACATAAACATTACCATTCACTGGCATATTGTATTCAAGCGCAAAGATTTCATCATTAAATTCAATCTCCGCTTTAAATCCTTTGCTTCCTCTATTGCAATATTGATTCACAAAGAATTTATAAACACCTGGTTTCATTCGAGATATATCCGTCCAAGTAATATTTTCGACTGAAGGTTTTCCTATCATCTGTCTGATAGGCTCAGTAATATCAATATCAAGCTGACCACTACTACTTGAAATACTCGGTTTTCTACAATTGCCGAAATAAATTTCATTACCATCTGGTTCTATACAATGTGCATCAAGGTCACTATTATCATTCTGTCCTTCATTCCACATAATCGAAAATCTCAACACACCATCGACATTACCGCCAGCAGCTTTTACATTCTGTTTCATATCTGAATCAGTAATATTTCCGGTATAAGCCCAAGATAAACCGTTATTCCACTTAAACATTGACTTTGCATTTGGATTACTAGGTGCAATCATTGAAACGAAATTCTTCTCATGCTTATTTTCCACAAACGCTTCTATTTCTTTTGCTGTTGGAAGTACCTTCTCAATAAAATCCTGCACTGAGATCTCTTCAACTTTTGCAAACTTTTTAGGACTTACAACAACATCCTTTTCCATTTGACCAAAAATATCATCTGCTCCAACCATTCTTTTAGCAGCATTCTTGTTTGAAAATAATACATTATTGACTGTAATATCATTTAGATTAGCAAATCTTCTTTGTAATGAATCCATATATCCAAGTTCCGTAATAGTTTTCTTCGCCTCTTCAAGCATTTTCTTTGTGAAAATAGGCTTTGGGCGTTTATAATTGCTTGGTGCTGTAATCTGTTCATATTTCTTGACGGCTAAATCAAGACTCATATCTTCACTTACATTAATAAGGAGTGTTCCAATAGAATGATTTCTAATTCTACCAATAGCTATCCCCGCTATTACTGACTTTTCCCAAGTATATAAATCTTTTTCAGAGTCAGATGTCAATTGGTCATATTCCTTCTTATATTTCTTAAACTCTATAAGTGCATTTCTCCATTCTTCGCCTTTGTAAAGTGTATTAGAATTAATGAGTTCAAGAATTGTATCAATTGCATCCATTGTAATTTCTTCCAAAGAACGCTTAAATACATTTTTTGTATCCCTATATTCTCCCTTGATTTCTTCATTAGAACGATTTGTTTTATTTACAAACTTATTTGGAAGTTCTAAGAAGAAGTGATCCCATTGATGAGATTTGGTATCAATTTCTTCAAAATTAAAATCCGTTCCAATTTTAGAAAATCTACTTATGTAAATATCTTTTACCGCATGAGCTTTTACAAAAGAATCAAGTGCATCGCACACTGGCTGATATGTTGTATCTCCAAGATTCAATTCCCATATTGTATGAATTTGATTATTTTTGATTGCAACGGTAGCACCAATACTCTTAATAAAATGTCTACAACAACTACAATCGTGTTCTCTACGCTCTCTGAAAATTTCATTTGTACCAGCAGGAAAACTATCAAGATATGTATTCCATAGTTCGTCTTTATCTACATTTACCTCAAATAAATGTGTTACTTCTTTTTGCATTTCATCAAAGTGAGTCTGCAATTCCTTCTTTAACTTCATAAATCCATCCATATTGTTACCTCTTCTTTCTTAATATGTATTTATTAATTATTTCTATTATCTTATTCTCTACTTTCGATTTCTAATTCGTCAGCATTTTCTTTAAGATATTTACTAACCTTTATATACCCATCTGTGTTGTTCTTTTCTCCAAATCCACGATATTTTACTCTTGCTGGATATGCTTTTGTAACCTTTCCATCCGTAATATCTACCGCAATTGCCCAGCCGAATGTATGTAAAATCATATTAATTAATCCACCATAGGAGACCACTATTCCTAAACTCCTCCCATGATTTTTCAACAACCATATCTTTACTATCGTCCATTAAATATTCTCCTTTTTAATAGATTCTCTATTCCTTCTAATTTTGAACAATTCATAGAGTATTTTTTGTTTTATATCAAAAGTACCTCTTCCCCAATTGTCCATCTCGCCGACTGTATTTATTTTAGATTCAATAAGTTTACTGTCATTTATTAGCATAATACATCTTGCTCCCTCAAAACTATTTCTTGCTACCCATAATCGAGTTGCATCAAGAACTACTTCCGAGTAGGTTATTATAACGATATTCTTATTTTCTTCATAATTCTTTTGTATAAATTTTAAAATGCAATCACATAGATCATATGAATGGCAAATTTCTGTTTCAGGAAATTTAAGAATATTTTCATATCCTTCAAAATCCCTATCATATTCTTGCAAAATTCTTTTTATATTCATACCTCGTCGACCAGTAATAATTTTGATATTCATATTAATCGGCATCTTCTCTCAACACTATATCTCTATATTCTTCACCGGAAATCTTGCCAAGCTTCATATCTACATAAGTAGCCAATTCATGAGTACGAATAAAATCACAATCCTGTAAACAATCTCGTATATCATCACAAGCTTTACTTGAATTATAACCTTGGCTTTCTCTTACAAGAGTATCACTCATTCTACGAGTTACATTGCGGTATTGTTCGATGATGTAAATTAGTTGTTCTTTGGACAACTTCCTTAATCGTCCTAAAATATCTTCCCACATATGATTATTCTCCCAATTCTAACAACTTATTAACCAAGTCTTGTAATCTTGAATTATTCGGATATTTCTTTGCCATATCTTCATAATACGTAACTGTTTTGTATTTATTGATTTCTTGCTCCAATTCCTTTTCAATTGTAGCTTTCTTTTCTGCCGTCTCTTTTAATCTTTTTTCTTCTATATGTCTTTTGTTATACGCATCCATATTCACAACACCAATAACTTGTCCAACTATTTCTTTATCACAATCTTCAATAGGAAAAACACGTTTAATTTCTCCAAGTACCCTTGCATTTTCATTTCCCCATCCATTCACAACAACCAACCATGAATCACATATTAGCTTTGCTTCGTCATCATACAATGCAACTGCATAATCATCGCATGCATAATCGTCAAACAAATTAACAATTGCCACTTTATTAAAATCTTTCATATTGTACCTCCATATCTTTTCCTCTTGAAATTAAGCTTTCATCGCTTTTTTCTCTATTTTAGAATGTTCCAAATTTTATAGTCGTCGTCAAGTTCGTCATATTCGGACACTAAAAACCCTTGTTTTTCAAGGCATTTTATGATGTTCTTCATGTCTTCGTCCTCATAACCCTCGATTTTTGCGATTTTTCGTGAACTACTCATATTTTCCTCCATTTCTTATCCGTTGAAACACGCATTTCATTAACTAATTCATATCTAAGCAAACGATGATTTTGAGAGCCCAACTTTTTTATTTTATTTAAAGCCGCTTCCTTATCTTTATAAGCTCCTCCTCTTGCATTAAATATCAATTCATTTGTGTCTTTATTTCTGATTACCCATAACACCGTCACTGGTTGGGGTTCTTGTTCGTTTATATAAGCAACAAGTTCGTTCACCTTATTAACAACGTCGTCCCATTCGCTAAGTTCATTATTGAGTTTTTTCATAATTTTCAATCTCCTATTTCAATTTTCTCTCCAATGTATTTCTGAACATATTCTTGAACATTCTCAGGATACGAATCTACGACATAATCTGTATCAATTGTTATTTTCGTAATAATATTCTCCGTCTTGTCCAAAAATATATTGCCAACCGTACCACCTGGAATTCGTATGTACAAAAGTCTTTGTTTCATATCCGCTTCAGTTACCAATATATAATGTCCATATTCATATTCGTCAATCATTTTCTTATCAAAACCAGCCAAATCATCAAGTTCTTTGGTTAGCTCACAATGATATTCATGAGAAAGATATTCGTTTAATTCTAAATAACAATCATATCTATGAGTTAGTTTCATATCATTTCCGCCTCCAATTTTTCTATCGTGATTTTATATTTCTCACAATCTTTTGTTTCGGTGCGTAACAGTTCATCTATAGCTAATACAACTATAGATGAATATGGAGTCTTATCAGTTTCAAATAACCATGTATCACTATATTCTCCAACGTATCCAATAAATTCTTTCTTTTCTCCTATGTTCATTTTAATTCTCCTTATTATATTGATCCCATGCATCTAACACTGTAAGAAACATCTCGCCTTTTTCAGTCAACCAGCAACCTCCGATACTGCTACCATGCTCCGTAAAGCCACGGTCGTCCAAAATGTATGCCATGAATTGTAATAAGCCCCACTGTATATCATCTTGATCATCTATATTCAATTCTGTCTTATATCTTTGTTGCACTTCATCATAATCACACTTGTTGTCCTTCCAATCTTTTCGAATATGAAGATATTTGCGTATGACATCTAATGTGTCATTAGGACAACCGCAACCGCACAATCTTAATACGTCATATGAATAATAGTCTATTAATGGGTCGATTAGAGATTCTTCATACCATTCTTCTCTATTACCAACTATAACCTCATTCTCCAAGGAAAGATTAGATTCTTTTTTTATAATCTTTTCTGCAATTTCACTCAATAACATATTTTGTTTTCACCCTTTCATATATTGCTTAATTTCTTCATTCGTTGCAATCTTCACTTCACTAAGCAAATATTCTCCACACCAACTTTCTTTATAACCCGAAACCATAACCACATCTTCTTCATCCTCCTCTGTTACGCATTGATAACAAGCCACTGTACCCAATCTCTTTGTATTTCCTACTTGAACAACAACAAATGTTCCTGTATTGATTGGGAATGTTTTTGTAAAACTCATAATGATACTTCCTTTCGTGGATATTCCCCTATGGATACCAAATACAAAATGTATAAACACTCAGCCACATCGTGTATTTTTTCAATGAGGTCTCCATGAGATGAATATATCTCAAAATTATCGACATCCATAATGCGTACAGTCAGGTATGAATGTGTTGAGCCTTTATAATCATAAACACAGTCAATTTTTATTTCTTCCATAATAGAAATTCTCCATTAAAACAACATTTTAACTTATAAGATTAAACTTGCGGTGAGTATTGAAAGGATGGCATAAGTTGTAACTTAAATAAATTCTTTGCGTGCATTGAGTCAATTTTATTTTTTATATCTTTATTGTCAATTTCACCGGTTCTTATATATTTATCTAAAATATCATATGTAAAACCAAGATTATCCTCGTCAGTTTTCCCACAAAGTCCATCGGTCGGCGTTTTGTCTACCAATTCAGAAGGAAGTCCTAATTCGTGACCAATAGCCTTAACTTCTCTTACTGTTAAATTTTCAATAGGTGCGAAAGAACCAAATCCATCTCCTCCATAAGTGGCATAACCAATCCAATCTTCTGAAAGATTACAATTACAACTTGGAATGCCGTTGTTACATTGAGCAAAAAAATACAACGCTGCCATTCTAATTCTTGCCGGCACATTTACTCTTGCTTGTTCTGTAACTATCACTCCATTAGACTCCATTTCTGAGATAATAGAATCAACCGTTTCCCCAATGTTGATAATTTTGTAATCAATTCCAAGATGTTTTGCACACAAAATACTACAATCAATATCACTTTGTTCGTGTTGTGGAAGCATAATAGCCTTTACTTTATCCTTTCCAAGTGCCTCAACACACAATGCTGCTACAACAGAAGAATCCTTGCCACCCGATAAGGCTATACAACAATTTTTCTGCGAAAATTTTTCTTTAAATAAATCTTTAATCCATTCAACAATCTCATTCTTTACTTTCTTTGCATCAAAATTATTCATGTGTAATCTCTCCCTTTTCGATTTTCTCAATTAATGTCAATAGTTCATGATATACCTGAATTAGTCCTCCTCTATCATCAATATAAACATTGGCATAAATTTTTCTTCCTGAAAATGCAACCGAAGCATCACAATTGATACCTCTATATTTAATGTGATTATCATTCAGATATTTTTCAATCATCTCATATTTATCTTCGCCGTTGCCAGTAAAGATAATTACTTCTGAATAGTTCTCCCATTTTTGCAAAAGGTGAATAACATTTTCATATGTTCTACCCTTTTTATGAAAATCATAAATCGTATCATCAAAATCTACACAAAAGATGAGCTTTCCATATTTCTTAAACTCTTCTTCTAGTCTATTATAAGAATTATTAGCTTGAAGATAAAAATCCATTTTATTTTCCTCCGTACATTCTATTTCTGATATCCATAAAGGAATCCTCTCTTATCAATTCTCCATTTTTAAATACAGTAGTAAGCAAACTGTCATCACTCATTTCAAGTAATTGGTCTTGACATTTTAATTCGCCGTCTTCATAATAGACTTTACAACAACCTTTATGAGATTTCTTTAGATGAGTTGTATCTGTCTTTGGGTCTTTGAAAATCATTAATTTCTTACCATCAATTACTCCATAAGTTGCTTTCATAGCAATTCCAAAAGTATCTCTCGTAGCAACTATCATCTTTCCATTCTCCATAATTGCCGTAAAACAAAAAGCTCCTACACCATAAGCAATATTATTGGCTGCAAATCCACGTTTCTCCAACTCTCTCCAAATTGTTTCTACATTAGAAAGGGTACAGCCATCACCGTAAATGATTCCTATATGAGGGTTTAACTCTTTATATCCTTTACTATTTATAGAGCCACCAAAGATATCCCATAGTCTTTCAACTGTTTTAACTGAAATTTCTACAATATCACCACTATCAGGACGAACCAGAAGTTTACCATTATGATTCATAATTTCTTCTTTACATTGCGGAAGAATATTATTTATCATATTCCAATAATCATATGTATCTGAGACCATACTAAATGATGTATTTGGATAAAGTTCAGTCAAAAGTCTCTTCACGAATGTAATTTCATCTCCGTCAATAGAGAAATTTGCACCCATAACAGAATGTTCTGTCGATACAGCACCTAATCCAATTCCGTTCTTTTTACAATCAGCATTATAATATTTATCTATATAGTTAATCGCCGGAATTGTTGATGTTTTATTGAACGAAAGTAGCCACGAAGCTGAACATCTTACAGCTTCATCCATACAAGACATTCCTCTCATACCAAAATCCGCACAAGCCACGTCTCCCGACAATCCATCAGTTGTTTTATCGTACCAATAATCCGCAATCTCACGATACATATGACCGATTGTTGCATGGCAACAAGGTTTCCATAGTTCAACCTGTAGGATACATTCAATCCACTGTACAAGCCAAGCAAAATCATCATTTGTATTTGTAATCTCAATGCATGGAACTCCCATTGGTACAAGTGTTCCTTCTGACAAAGCTCTTATCTCTAGTGGTAAATATCCTAATCTATGCAATTGGACAATCTTGTCTAAATCATAATTGTCCTTACCAATCTGTATATCCATTGAATCAGTGTAAAGAGACACCATTTCATCTTCTGGCAAATCGAAGAAATTTTCTTGGAAATATCCCATTAAATATTCTTTGATAAATGCCTGTAATCCAAAGAAAACCATCTTGTTTCTGTCCTCTAACATTGATCTTCGAGGCACCCAATATGATACTAGCTTAGTTAATCCTTTGGGATACATTCGCGAGTGGCACTGTTTATAAGTGTCTGATAGTAGCAACGCCATTGTATTATTCATAATTCTTCGACCTCCATAACTGTTATTTTTTCATGATTACCCTTAAACAAACTATTTGTCGTAAACAGTCTGTTCACAGTATTATTCTCCAAAGATTTAATTAAAGTACCTTTTTCTTTGTCAAGAATTGAGTTTTCTGTATGTGTAGCATATGCGTAAATTTCTTTTACACCATTTTTCTTCAATTCTTCTGCACTATAATACAGCGAGCCACCATAAGCAATAATGTCATCAATCATTAACACGGCTTTATCATCTAAATCAATTCCATTCGTTCTGATGTCTAATCCGAGAATTTTACCAGTTTTCCAATCTCGTTTCTTTTCTCCATAACAGTATTGAAGTTCAGGAAATAAATCAGAATATCTTTTTGCCGCCCCTGCATCTGGGAAATAAAGAACAAGATTTCTCTCTCCAATTTTTGCAATTGCCTGTTCAATATATTCCTTTGGATTTTCCTCAAAACAATTATTAAGCAATGCCGTAGAAACATCACTATGAGCATCTAAGACATAGACACCCGAAAAGTTTAACCCGTTAATAAATTCACAAAAATATCTTAGAGTAAATACTTCGTCATTATTTTTAACTCTATCCATTCGAGCATTTGGAATATATGGAAGATTCAAATAGTAATTCACATTTGTTTTAAATCTTTCGAGATGTTTCTTTATCAACATTAAATAAAACATCTCATCATTGCTTTCATATATCCAATCAAGCCAAATACAAGGCGAACCGTCATAATCATATTCTTCGATACTATTCACATCAATATTTATTCTTGGTGTTCCATCAGGGAATTTATTAATTGTTACAATATCTCCATTAATTTTAATCATATTTATTCTCCAATCTTTCTGTACTCTGTATAAACTTCATTTTCGCAATAGTATAAATTGTAATCATTTTGCTCAATATACCACCAACGCTTTTGGTGTCCTTCTTTTAAATATTCTCTACAATAATCAGTTTCTTCATAGTGATTATCCATCATTTGTCTAAAACTTAATTCATCAATATTATCTGAATCATGACAATAAGTTGCAATCTTATCTATTAAATCTTTTGTAAACCGTTCTGTAACTACAAAAACAACTCTGACAATCTGCCAACTATGATTCCGTTTGATTGTTTTTAATTGCTCGAAATCATGTAAATGATATACTACTCTCTCAAAAAACAGATAAGGAACTCCATCTACATTCGGCATGCTTGTATGCAATTCAATATTGATACCCTCTGTTATTTCAAAAAATCTCTTGTACCAATCAATGTGATTTTCAAAATTCCATAATGGATCTCCTCCACCAGAGATAGAGACCCAATTACACTTATTATCTTCTATCTTTTTCTTTAACAAATTCAACCCATCAAGTGTAGTCTTAGGAATATGAAGATTATTGTTTTTTACAATACAATATGGGCATGAATAATGACACCCAAAATTGGTTATTACACTCATATACTTGTCCATATTTATTCTCCAATTACATTAATCTGACAACTCTTCATAACTTCCATCGCAGCCTTATGTTTTTCTGGTGTAACTCCGGCACAACAAGAAGCATCTACTGTTATTTCTGTATTAGGAAACGCACTTCTCAACATTAGTGCATTTGATACCACACATATGTCTGAACATAATCCTACTATCTCTATTGAACCTTTGACTCCCTTGTCCAATATTTTTGCTATCTGGTCTACAAGTTTCATTGAACCAAATATTTCTTTTTCTATAAAAGCATAATTTTTAGATTTTAATGCATTTCTTATAAATGAATTTATCAACCAACCCTCGGTATTTGCAATACAATGCTCTACCGGCAAATGTCTTCCTTCCAAAGTTTCAAGATAATTATCTGAATGAGTATCTTGAGTTACAAAAATTTGTCCTCCAAATTCTATAATTTTTTCACAAACAGGCTCAACAATATTTCGTGCTTCCTCTGTACCAAGTGATCCATCTATAAAGTCATTTTGCATATCTACTACAACTAATATCTTTTCCATATTATATATCCTTTCTTTTATACTACATATTGTATTCAATCGTTTATCTAACCACTATATATTGATTATCTTTTGCATTGAAACTGCCGTTTCAATTAGTTCTGTATATATTGAAAAATCGTTGGCTTATCACAGTATTCATCTATAACTTGCATAACTGCCTGTCTTGTCCAATTATTTTCACAACATTTGTTAAACCATTGCTCCAACCTTTTAATATCATCACTCCCACCATAATCTCTCAAATCTCCGAATACCGAAACTGTAGTAGATGACATCTCATTTTTAACAGGATTATGCCAAATGCTCATTTTAAGACTGCCTTCGCTACCCATTGGAAGAAACTCTTGTTGAACCCATTCGTCAGAATCATCATAATCACAATCTGCCATCTCTTCCCAATCAACTGTTCTTCCAAACTTTTCGATAATCTCATTGTCAGAAATCTCGCCTATACTGTCTATTCTAAATATTGCCGCCACATGTGTCCATCTGCTCATATATTTATTCTCCTTTTTCGTAACCATTTCTAATAATTTGTAGTTCTCTCATTAGACCAGAAGTTGAGTACAAAGCTGATTCATCACTTAATTCTTTCAAAATCTGCAATGTATCCTCCAAATCTTTAGCAATTTCTTTTGTATTATCAGAACATGAATAATCTCGCTCCCTCATTTCTGCTGTTGCTGTCACTTTCCAAAATAATGAACAAGCCACTTTCTTGACACTATAATTTACAGGACATTTATCGTAAACTTGAATGTCGGCAACCGATATTGCTTGTGTGCCATACTTTGTTCTACACAAAATAATATCGCCAGGTTCAATCACCGTAACAAATTTATCCCAATGGTATTTTCTATCATGCGGAATTCTCCAAACATACACTTTATTACTACCATTAACGTGTTTGCCATAGATATAAGTCGTTGGATAATCTCTATAAGTAGATTTTACCTTGACTTCAACTTCCTCTATATTATTCTCCTTATAAACGAGATACATAATATATCCATCAATCAAAATATTATTTGAAGAAAGTACAATATCTCGGTCGGCTTTTCCAAATACATCAAAATAATTCCTACATTTCTGAAGTTTTCTTTCAGATACATGAGTTCTTGCAAACGCATCCGAAATCTTTATATCCGACAATTTCATAGTTTTTGTTATCATAACAATATTCTCCTTTGTGTTTAATTTTCGGCAATCGAAAGGTTAAGTTTTAGATTTAATTTTTCACATATATCACAAATTTGCGAAAGAGAAAAATCATAATCACCACTTTCATAATTGGATAGCATTGAAGGACTTACTTCCAAATAACTTACCATATCTTTTGAGGTCAAGCTATGTTTTAACCGATATTCCAATAATGTTGTCGAAAGTGTATATTGAATATCGTAATAGTATGATTTTGATGCGCTCATATCAGCACATAATTTGTTGAGATACTCGCCAGCATTGACCAATTCTATATCATCGCTCATTTATACTACCTTATTCCCCTTACATCACAACACCAATGTTATTAATTTGTCTATTCTCACTTGTACTCTTTTGAATTTCTCCATTGATTTTACAATAGAAGCTTCCACCGCCATCAACTTTAATAACATCTGAAAATCCACAGTCTTTAATTTTGTCGTAAACCTCTCCACTTGTGATACAATTCGAGGTCTTCGTTTCAATGTAAAAATAATAAATATAATTGTCTTTGATACCCAAAAATCCGTGAACAGTTGGTCTAACTATCGAATTATCCCAACCTTCGTCCAAATATTCTGTCGTTGCTCTAAATCCATCAATTATAATCGGCGCACCCGAAACGGCATATTTAACATCTTCATCATATAAACTGTTGTACTTATCAATAAAAACTGTATTGTCATTACAAATAATCAATGTAGACACGTCTTTTGTTTTAAACTGATCAGACGCATTTTGACTTGCATAGAAATAAACCTTATTATCCTTGACTTTTCGTTCCTTCAAATATTTTAAACATGGCGATGAAAGTGTGTTTTCATCTGTGTCGGCTACAAGGTTTGCCACCGGCAAAGTAAAGAAAATTCCGTCCTCTTTGAAGTTTGCAAAATAACCAAGATTAAAATATGTATCTTCGTCCAAGTTGTTCTTTGATTTATCAACCAATTTAATTTGGAATCTATTTGCCGGCACTCTCAACATACGAATACCATTATGTGAAACTATCTTTGTTTCATTCTTATTTAATAGCTCAGAATATCGGTTAATAATCACATTTAAATCGTCCAAGTGAACGAGTTGCTTCTTATTAAATATATCATTCCAATATTCGATTTCATCATCAGGAATAACACTATCATTTTTTAGTATTTTCGTTTGCTTTTCCAATGTAATTGGGTAGATCACTTTACCATCTGGGTCAAACACCTTATATCCTTGTTGTACCCTGTCTTCCGTACACTCTTGGATAGCTTTTTGTTTTTCCGTATATGCGCAAATTTGGGAGCTATCCCACTTACCATTGTTCCAATTTTTACGCACTCTGTAATATCCCATTTGTTCACTCTCCTTATTCTTCGTCAAGACGTTGTTGATACCATTTAAAATACCATTCTAATTCATTTCTAAACTTTTTAATTGCTTCTGTCGCTTTCTCCTTCGTTGTGAAGTAAATAACATTTGGTTCTCTTCTTTGAGTACTTCTTCCTATTTCAAATATATTGAAGCGATAGTTATATGTAATAAAATGTTTGTTAATTTTATCATTTTTCCAATCTTTTTTTGTAATCGCTCTATCATGCATTCCCTGCCATTGCCTTAAACAACAAAACAGCTTGTCTGCTCTTACATTATTTTCTGCAACCATTTCATTGCTAAAGTAATTGCCCGAATCATATTCTTTTTGATCCCATGAACTCCCAGTAGCCTTCTTCTTTATTGACGATCGGGTGAAATCGGTAATATAATATATTTCACCATCTTCGACTCGCTCATACCCCGTTTTAGGCTTATCCTCAACCAATCCCAACTCTTTCAGCTGCTCAAATAATCCCATTTTTTTTAGCTGTTCTTCACTGATTTCAGCTTGAACGCTTTTATCGTTCACTTTCAACTCTACTTGCATTGTTATTCCTCCGTTTGTTTTTCTTGAAATTCCTTTAATCTGTCCTCTAAATATTTAATCTCATCTTTCCAATGCTCAATTAGTATATCTTCGATTTGTTGCTTTGCGTCCTCTATACTGTCAGCCCACAATATGTCGTTGTCCGCATTTAATTCTTTTGATATGTAATAAAACACCTTATCATCTTCTTCATCTTGAACAAAACTTGCAATTACATCCACATCATCTCCGTAAAATTGATCGAAATGAAGTTTGTGCCATTCTTCGAAAAATTCATTCTTTTCGACTTTCCAGTATTTCATTTTTCTCGCTCCTCGCTATTTCGCCTCAATACTTATGCCCTCGTGCGTATGCCAGTATAGTTTATAGTGATATGGGTCTGTATGTGTCCCTGTAATATCTTCAACCGCATACATTGTGTATTCGTTTAAATACACATAGTTTTTCTTGTACGAATTTTCGCCTGTTTTAACAGTTATCACTAATTCGTTATTTGCATTATTGGATATGCTCATATATCCCTCTGCCTCTAATACAATATTGTCTGTTCGTGCGTTGTAAACGGTGATTTTCCGTTCACATTCAAAATAGTCTGCCTGTTTTGACATATTGTAGTTTACCATTTCCGCCTCTGAACACGCCGTCAGCATTACCACTATGCAAAACATCATCAATATTCCAATTATTTTTATAAATCTTCTTTTCATTTACTTTTCCTCCTCATTCTTCACAGGACTTTGCTCGTATCGGATAATATTCACAACCCTTTTCAAAATAGCCTCAACATCATTCCCTATCTCAAATTGTTGACACGTGTCTATCAACCTTATGTTTCTGGCTAAGTCCAAAGCCCCATGTATTTTTGCAGAGTAATATATCGCCTCTGCGCTATCTTTCATACTTTTTAACTCGTACTTCGCATTTTTTATATAATCATAAAATCTTTCTATTTGGCTTTCACGTTTCTTTTCTTTAAACCACTTTACTAATCCCATTATTATTCCTCCGAACTTTCAAAATACTTATCCATTGAAATCTTTCATTTACATCAAACCTTATTCTTGATCAGTAGATTGTACTTCTTGTATTTTCTCAAATATATAGTCAACAACCTCTTTTGCATTATCGCCAACATTATGTATATTCTCCTCCGTCAACTGAGAACTGACAAGCATTGTGTAACAAGTCTTTTCAGTTGGCAATACAATACCGAACACTAAACTGCATATCAATACAATAGTAGGTATTTTAATCCATTTCATATAATATTGTCGTATTGCCTTTGCATCTTCTTCATCACAACAATCATTTTCGGCAAAAGCCCAACTTAATCCAATGATTATAACGGCAACTACCGTTATACATATAGCTATAATTGAAAGAGTTTTTAAATTGTCGCACAAATTAATCAAATATATTACCCAAGGGTTGATTATCGGTGTGCTCATATTAATCACATTCCTTTCTTTTTTCTCAACGCTTGCTTAAATTCTTCTTCCGCAAACTCGTCTAAATATATCTCAAACTCGTCCTCTGTTTCATCTACGAACGCATATACTGCTCCGTCCTTACCTCTTTGAGAACCACTAACAAAAATACTCTCATAGTTACCCCCTTGCTTTGTGAATGTATCTTCGTCAATTTCTTCTACTTTAAAAAATCTCATTTCATTTCCTCCATTATTTCATCTACACATTTTGCACAATAACAGCCTTCAAGACCTTCTATTTTGTATAGAAAACTCATCCACATTCGATTTCATATGCCTTTATCAACACATCTTTTGCAAGAACCTTGACCTTCGCCCTCGCAACATGTAGCTTTTATTTTTTTTAAATCATTCATTTATTTTTCCTTTCAATCTTTTTACAATCTCTGAACACTTGTTAATATAAGATCTTGTTACTCGACCACCGTTTATTTTCTTTTTATCTTTTTCGTTAATAAATACTTCAAAAACATTAGATTTGCTTATTTCTTTCATCATTAATATTCTCCTTTTTTATTTTTCATTTTTAATGCTTCTTTAAATTCTTGTTCGGTCATCTTATCGCTGTTTCCGATGTACCTTGTATATCCCTTATTTATATTCTCTCCCATTGTCTGAAAAGCTATTGCCATGCCCTCAAAACTCTCAGCACATATTTCTGTCGGTACATTATTCTCTTTCTTTGAAACAGATTTTTCGTTGCCATTGCAATAATGTAAAATCAACGCAAACATTCCTGCCCCACCGGCGAAACCAATTATCATAGCCAATAGCAACATTAATACTTCTTTCATAGTTATATTCTCCTTATTTCTTTTTTGTTTTCTTCTTTAGCTTGACTTTAAGTCGTTCCATCAACTTGTATTCTTCACTATCCCACAATCCATGTGCCAATAAGCTGTCTTGTTTATTGCACACTAGTTCTAATAGCTTTTGATACTCTTTTTGTTTCATGCTTTTTCTCCTTTCTGTACTTTCCGTTACAATAATCTATAAATAAACTCCTAGATATTCTTCTTGGTTTATGCGGTGTAGTCATAATCTTATGTATTTCATCCGATAAATTTTTATCTTTAAGTTTGTTTATATCATCTTTAATCAGTTCAAGGATAAGTCTATTTCGTTTAATCTTTTTTCTATATTGATCTACTTGTTGTCCATAATATCCTCCACGTTGCATTGCAACACCACTCAGTTTTGTTTCATCCTCTACAAGAGTATGTCTGATATCAAAAATTCTTAAATCCATTTCTCTTTCAAGATATTTTATACTTTCATAATATCTATCCAAATTTGAAAGTATTTTGTTCGCTGATTGCAATACATTCGCTATATTCTCCAAATCCAATTCAGCATCTCCATAGTAAGTATATGGATTATATTCATCTGGTAAATGAGGTGTCTTTAACAATCTGTCTATGTCCATTGATTTAATATCATCAACATCATTTAAATTTTCTTCACAACAATTCTCTGGTTTGTCAACGGGCATATAACCATCTGTCAATTCGACAACACGACTTCTTCTTGAATTCCCTTTCAAGAAATTTTGTACTCTTTTAGTCTTTAAGAAACCCAATGCAGCTGGGAAGGTCTCAAACGAGTTGGCTAAAGTCGGATTACCCGACCATGCCAATCTCCCGTTTGGATTGGTTCTAATGTATTGTTCTCCATTCGTGATTACATATATCATTGAGCATCGCCACCAATCTCTATAATGTTATGATACAAAACAGTTATATTATCTTTATAACGATTATTCTCGTGCATATGTCCACAATACCAATTACTATATTGGACATCTTGTTGAATTTCTTGAAGATAATTTGTTAATCTATCCGATTTCAATTTATCAAAGAAACCTCTACTCATATTCATTACATCTAAAGTCTTTGTTGGTGGACAATGTGTTATAATATAATCCACCTTATTACCGTATTTAACTAAATTTTCAATACCTTCGTCCATTTCTTTTTGGGAAGGCAATTCTTCCTGCCACCAGGATATATGGTTTATACGAAACATTTTGCAATAATTATATTGCCATTCCGCAATTCTTGGGTCATCAGTTTCCAATATACCATCTCGAATATCATGAGATTGTGCTCCACCGAAAGTAAAAAATTTCTTACCATCAATAGTAAACACTTGTCCTCTCATCAAGTGAATTATATGTGGACGGATTTTATGTACTTTTCCTCCGTTCCATTCTTCAACCGGCAATTTCTTTAGTCGGTCAAAGTTACTATGGTTTCCGTCTACAAATAATGTAGTCCATGGTTGACTTTCAAGCCAATCAAGGTTATTTCTTTCAATATCCGTATCGTGCCAATAACCAAAGCCCCCACACACAATGACATAATCACTTCGATTTAAACTTTGTCCTATCGGAAAACATTCAGATTTAAACCGATTTTTCCAATCTCCATGCGTGTCTCCTGTTATAAATATCATTTGTATCACTCTCCTTTACGCCACATTCTTTTCTTGATTAAGCATATACTCAATGAAAAGTTTCTTCATATTATTATAGTTCTCTGTTTTATTGTTCGAAATTAATACACTTTCGTCTATCGTTTTTAACCATTTTTCTAACGCCATATCATAATCTTTTTCACAAGAATAATCTATCAGCTTAACTAATTCGTCGTGTGCTTTTTGTGCCAGTTCGGAATTACTTGGTAACACATCCTCAATCATTGTTTCGTAAAATTCTATATCTTCTTGCTCAATTCCTTCTAATATATTATTCTCTATTTCCTGTACACTGTTTTGAGTATTGTTGCAAACATCACTTTCAATATTTTCTTCTTTAATAATATTTTTATTTTCAGTTGTCATTTCAACATTTTTTTCATTTGACAATGCATCATTATCTTCAATACCCAAAAATTCTTTCATTAAATATAGAAGCTTGTTGAATTTTGATAAAACAATATATTTGTCTTTCGTTGCTCTATTCTTTCCAGTTTCTTTATCAATGCACAAATCATAAAAGCTTTCGCCGTTAACTTCTTTATATTGCAATGTTTTATTGAATTCAATCAAAAAGTCTGCAAACTTTGTATCGTCTACTTCATAATTAGTAAGTTCCTTAAAATTTCTGAATGCCGCAAGCCACAAAAATGTATGTTTTGAATCAAATAATTCATAAAACTCATCGTTGTGAATGTTTTCAAGACAGTCTACCAAATCTTCAACTTCATCAAACATATCATCGTTTGCATTATTTTTTACATACTCACACATAACCGATTGGTCTTTTTTCCAATCATCCTTAAAATTAATCAACATAACACATTCTACGACAACTCTGTCAGATGTACCATTCTTGGTTTCTTTAGTTGTAAAACTACTCAATTCTTTAAACAATGGCATAGCAGAAATTTGTTTTGCTGACAATGCAAAGTGTTCGCCTAATTCAATGATACCCTTTTGTTGTGCCGTCATAGCACGACCTTCATTGTATCTTGCTATATGATAAGCAATATCTTCTTTACTACAATTCAAATACTTCGTAATTTTGAATGAATAATCAACAAATTTTTCTTGTAGCTCTTCCGGTAAATCTGAATACTTCTTTCCTATAATATCAAATTTCTTTATTTCGCATTGTAAATTTCCATTCTCGTCCAAAATATTTACACCGTTTTTATCTTTTAAAATTTCACTATATGTAATGATATTTCTTCTTACCTTCTTTGAAATCTTAAACCCGTCTTCAAAGAACTTTTGTGCAGTAGTACATCTTTGTTTTCCGTCCAAATCCCATATAATTGGAATATAATTGATTATCTCCTCCGCAAATACCAAAGCAGGAATAGGATTTCCTTGCAAAATATCAGAAATTAGATTAGATTGCATGATGGACGTCCATTGATCTGACTCTCTTTGTAGTGGGTGGTCAAAACGAATAGTTTGCTTATTCATTTTTTTAATAATTGAACCAATGCTTAAATCAGTATTTTTGCTTTTTTCAAAAGTTTGTGTTGTATTTGCTAATACCATATGTTTATCCTCCTTAATTGTCGTATCTTTTCTTATTATATTTTTTTTACTAAAACTTCTCATATCTGCCACTGTTTTATTCCAGCGTTTATCCGAAATGTCCAACATTTTTTGTATGTCTTTTAATTGATAGCCGTCCATAATCAAACTGGCTATTTCTCGTTGCGTTGGGCTAAGAGATTTTAAATATTCTTGTGCGTTGTCCGATAATTCCTCATCAGTATTATTCTCTATATAAGGAATTTTTTCAGCCAAACTAATCCCATCTTCTGTTTCGACATCCAATGAAATATTTTGAATAGGAATTGTATGCCCGTTCTCATCTTTTTTCAATTTGCCGTTTTCAGTTTCAAGATTACGTCGTTTCCATTGATTACCCTTTTTTCTGTAATCATAAAATGAACGTTTGATATTCCCAACAAGAAATGTTTTAAATGAACAATTTCTGTTTTCGTCATAACTCGCAAGACTTTCCTCCACAACTTTCATTGCATCAGAATATAAATCATCATGTTCCATCATAGGAAAGTTTCTTTGCTTGATGATTGGATTAGCAATCTTTTTCAATTCTCTCATTTCATTGTCAAGATAATATTTTCTTAAAGTTTCTTTCTCATCATCATTCACTCTTTTACACTCCTTGTCCTAATTTTTATAATCATTCTTCACTAATAATCTTGCAGTTTACATGCCAACACTATGCCAATGCCGACACCTGTTATAGCCAAGCCAATTAGATACATACATTTCACATCCTTTCCCTTTATCATATACATAGCAAAACTACTTTTTTTATCTTTCCGCTCGGAAAGTATAAACCGTATAGGTGAGTGTTTCATTTCAACGCTCAATATAATATTCTCTACGAAAAATATTTTTTATTAATATATTTTCGCAATTTCCAAACCCATTCATCCACATTAATCTGAATTTCGGGATTAAAAATATTGAATAAATCACCTTGTTTAATAGTTCCTATTATATTATTCTCCGTTTTCTCTAACATGAAGATATAATTCGGATTGATTTTAATTATGTACTTTGAACCATTACACAAACAAACATTTTTGAATGTTTTAATATCTGACTTACGCCGTATTTTAAAACTGACTGGTTTTTGAATTATTGAAATCATACTTTCATCACCTCTCTTCTTGTTACAATTTCTTTTCTTTTATTACATTTTCTTTACAAAATTTACGTCAATATGATTGACATTTCCCTTATAATGTGCTATAATAAACACATAAAAAGCAAGGATATTTCTTTTATCCATTATGAAATAAACGTGTTGGGGAACACATTTCAAAAGGGTAAATTAATTTAATATGGGGATATTAGATTAATTAGAAATATTCTGTTTTGAAAAATCAACAAAACCATATTATCACGCTTTAACGTGAATGTCAACTTATTTTCACGTTTTTAGCGTGATATTGTGGTATTCTACAAAAAACGGAGGTGTAATTTATGCAAAATCCACAAATGATTGCAAGTAGAATAAAGCAACTTGCAAAGGACAACAATATTTCTATCAGTAAATTGTGCAAAGAATGTGGTTTGGGTGTCAATTACATCAATCAAATGTCCAACAAGAAATCCGTTTCTCGTGAAAAACTAGAAATCATTGCAAACTATTTTAGCGTTTCCGTTGAATATTTACTTGACGAGCCACAAAATAATAATCAAATGATTGAACTCCCTATCTTAGGTGAAGTTTCGGCAGGCTATGGTAAATATGCCGACAATGAAATAATTGGCACACAATACGTCCCCCTTAATTGGTTAAGTGGCAATGAACCACACGTATTACTTCGTGTCAAGGGCGACAGTATGATCCCCAAGTTTGAAGAAGGAGACCTTGCACTTGTCCGCTATCAACAATCCGTTGACAGTGGTAGTTATGCCGTTGCTTTAATTGATGACGACAACGGTGTCATCAAACGAGTAATGTACGGTGCGAATTGGATTGAACTGCAAAGTTTAAATCCAATGTATTCCCCAAGACGTTTTGAGGGTAAGGATGTTACTCGTGTTCGTATCTTTGGGCTGGTGAGAAAAATCATCAAAGATACTGATGTATAATAACATTCTATATTGGAACATTATAATCAGTTTATGTATTCTTTTCAGAACATATATTACTATTTTAAATTAGGTTTGTCAACATTTTAGAACATTTTGTAACGATATTGTAATATTTAAGGTGGTGTTTTTTATTGCTAACCGAAGAAAAATATAAAAATTTCCTTGCTTCTGAATTATTTTTGGCGCGAAAAAAATCAAAGTTGACACAAGATAATGTTGCTGATATTCTTGTAGATAAATATAAAATACGTGCAAATAGAACAACCATTGCAAAATATGAGAATGGATTACAAACACCTCCCTTATATACTCTACAATGTTTGTCCAACATCTATAATTGTGAAATTATTAATTTTTTTCATAATATTAATAACGATAAAAATTACCTTGCGTATGGTGGAGAACATATCTCCGCAAAAAAAGAAAATTTGTTAAAGCAAATCGCTGAAAAAAATATTCCTGATGCAATATTAGATTTAATTCAAAATGCGATTGAACAATATAACTAAAGCAACCTCAATCGGTTGCTTTTTTATTTGCAATCATTTGTGGTTGCTCTTTTACTACCAAACTCAACACTATTATTGCCATAGAATACATCTACGTTTTTTGGACACAATAAGATATAATCTTATTAGTAAAGGAATAGATCTCTATGGATGAATTTATAGTCAACCAGCACATTATGGAGATTTGCAAGCAACGAAATCTGTCTATATATAGGCTTGCAAAAATGTCTGATATGCCTTATTCGTCACTCAATAATATGATTAAACATAGACACGTCCCGACAATATATAATTTAATGAAAATCTGTAACGGTCTAAATATTTCACTTTCTCAATTTTTTGCTGGAATTGAAGACAATGTGGATAATAATGTCTTGCCCTCTGAGCAACAAGACGTTCTATCATTATGGAATCTTTTAGACTCAAAATCAAAAGAATTTGCATTAATTTATATGAAAGGGTTGGCTCATTTGCCAATGACAGGTGTCGAAGATGAGAAGTTTTAAACAATTATTCGAAATTGCACAAATTTACACAAAACAATTTACAAGTTTCCCTTGTAATCCATTTCTATTGTGTACTCATTTACAAATTCCATTCAAGGTTAAATCTCAAGCAGTAGAAGATTTTGCCGGTGCAAATCCATTAATCTCTACTCCTGCTATTCTTTACAAGGAATCAGGTAAAGTGCCTTCATATATAATTTACTTTGATGAAACGTCTATGTATTGGCGTTTCTACATATTCCACGAGATCGCACACTATATATTAGGGCATACTTCCGATTCTCTACAAGAAGAGCAAGAAGCAAATTTAATGGCTTGTCTTTTAATCGCACCAAAAAACAAGTTACCTACATATTTAAAAAATGCTAAAGATTTATCCGTATTTGCTGAAATTCCAATAGCTTACGCAGAAGAATATTGGAATTATTTACATAACAAATTAATTAAACCAAAAATGATTTTTAATATAATGATTTCTGTCTGTATTCTCACGGTGATACTTGACATAGTATCATTCACATTACTATTATTAGACTAAATTTCACACAAAAAAATAAAGGCGACAGTCAATTCGCTGTCGTCTCTATTTTCTGATTTTGATTAACTTCTTGATTATCGGTGAGAATCTCTTTTGCCTTGTTTAAGCAATCCGCCTCCCACTCATCATATGTTTGTTCATTATTGAACATTTGATTATCTCCCTTACAATATAATATATCTATTATACCAAAGAAGATATTTTTCGTCAATATTATAGTTCTTTTTCGATTTCAGCAATGATTATAGTTGTTTCATCTTCTAATAATTCCTCTTTTGAGCAATCGTCCTCCCAAGAAGAATCATCTTCTACACTTTGTAAAAAGTCAATAACTTTATTCCCATTTTCTCTATCTTCTGTACTCGGAAAATCTCCATTGTTAATTAAGTATCTACAATTATCTTCTTCGTCTATAGATACCAACATATCATATGCGTTTGTATAACAATATAACAGTCTTTTCTTCATTATATCATCTCCTTTGCCAAACAATCAAACTTTCTTATTATATCCTGTCCAAAAGCTCATTCTAAGTGTCATTGGAACAGGTTTATTTATGAGTTCGTCTATTTCATTTGCATCCAGCGTGTCCATTAATTCTCCGATTTCCTGATTTAATTCATCGGAGATATAAGGCATTGTTCTTTTAATCATTGTTGTGATACTTCTCATAGGGAACATATCACATTGCCCTTGGAATGGATCGTTAAATCCTTTTAGCTGAGTTAATTGGGCATATACACTACCCATCGCCTCTAAATTTTCTACTGTATACATCATTATTTCACACCTTTCCATTTTCTTTTAAGAATACATTTGTAGTTACAACATTATCATTTACATCATATCCTTTTATGAATATTGGTGCAAGCCATTTTAAAATTAATTTTCTATGACTTGAACCCCTCTCTCCTTTCCAGTAATGATGCCAATGTCCACGGCGTGTATGTGGGCGTTTCGGAGAACCATGTGCTTCCACCCCAGAATTATTATAAACAATATGAGATTTTGTGTTTTGTTTTCGCATTGCACGAATAATATTTCCGGTTTGAGTACCACAATTCCATTTTTGAATTTCTCTATATTTATCTTTTATATATTCCTTCTTTTGGGGCTTGCGAGTTATATATTTTTGTCGTTCATCTTCCGTAATTTCACTGTTCTGTGCACAGATATATAACACAAGTTGCAATTTTGATGTTATTAAGTTTGTTACAAAATCAATATAATCTTTATCAACAAAATTCTTTGATGAATTCTTTTCTACTTCTTGTAACATTCGATCAATTCCGTCTTTGATTGTACCATTTTCTATAAGATGTAAAGAAATAGGCATAACTGAATAGTCATTATTTATAAACAAGAATCGCAATTCCAATTCTCCGTTGTTAGTATCCGATTCAAAGTAAACGAAAAATCCATCATACTCATCATCATTTACTGCTATGTAAATACAGGGATATGGAAGATTGCTTAAAACTTCGATTGGTATAATTAAATCTTCACTGCCTTGTTCAGTAAGAACATCTTCCATATCTTTATCAAAGCTGAAGATCTGTTTATACAATCTCCATGTAGCAGTTGCGACAATTATATTGGCTTCTGATATTATGCCCAAATGGATATTATCGTTCCCGCCACTTGCAATAGCAATACCCACACCTATAGGCACATAGCAGCGAGCATCCCAATTAACTTCTTTACCATTCATTTTTCTCATATCTTCTACTTGTTTCCAAACATTCGGATATCTCTTATTGATTTTTTGAGTCAAAATTAATGGTGCAATTTTATCTCCCATAATATATTCCCTGCCATTCTAACATTCACAATAACTTATATTCACAAAATGTTCATCATCTTCTTTGTAGTTAACCATTTTATATAATAATTCATCAGTTGTTATAATATATTCATCATTATCACATTCATATGTACTATGATTGAAAGTACCACAGAGTTCACAATATGCAAAATCAGCACTCGTTCCACATTTGCGAATCCATTTATCAGAATTAGATTTTTCTCTTATATATTTACACGAAAATGAATAAGCCCCTCCATTCCTACATTTATCGGGATCATATTCACTATTATCAACGAATGTGATTGATTTAATTGTAACTGGAGTCGCAGTCAATTCACAATTTGACAAGTCTAAATTATGATATAATTTATTTTGGTATAACATACTTTGCAAAGCGGAATACTCACTATCAGATTCCACAATTTCTTCATGCTTATAAGTAGAACCATCTTTGTTTACCGCAATTATCTTATATAACATTTTAATCACCTCTTAATCTTTCCTTTATTTTACCATATTGATGTTGAATAGTCAACGACTAAATATATCATTACATCAACCCTGTAAATTGTTGTTGATTTGATTGATTACATTGTCCAACATTTTGTCTGTCCGTACGTAACATCTTGACTGCCGAATCTACTTCATCATCTGAAACGTGAACATAATTTTCAGCTGTCACAGCTATATTTTTATGTCTTAGCACTCTTTGTACTAATTTAATATTTTTCGTATCTTCATATAAATGCGACCCACACCAATGTCGTAACATATGTGGAGTAATCATATCATTGCTATATCGTTTAAAAAAGTCATCAATAGCACCCTTACTTATTCTTTCACCTTTATTTGAGATAAAGACAGGTGTTTCATCAATGCTTTTATTTTGTTCCTTCTTTTCTTCAATGAATAACTTACGATACTCAAAATATTCAGTCAAGTAGTCTGTTGCCTCATAAGACAAAGGTACTCTGTCCTGTACTTCCTTATTCCCCTTGCCCCACACCATAATATAAGGGGATTCTTCTTGCAAAAAAACATCTTTCATATCTAAACCAATTAATTCTTCTGAACGAATTCCACTTCCACAGAACAACTTAATGATTGTCAGATTTCTAAATTCTGTAAATTCATTAGGAATATCTTTGACATTTTTTTCAAAAGCAATGAGTTCTTCTTGTGTTGGAATTTTTACATTCGTATCTACATTTGATTTTTCTACTCTATATAGTTTTTTTGGTATTTTATAAACAATATTATTTTCACATATTCCACTCGCTTCTAAGTATGTCCAAAAGCTACTGATAATCGCTTTTTGCGTTCTAATACTTGACATCTTATGGGTATATGTTAGACCATTCAAGTATTTTATTATATCTATCGGCAATATTTGTTTCAAATCATCTGCATCGATATTTGATATACTATCCTTCTGTATTATATTGTTTTTCAAAAAAAATTCAAACATATCTTTAATACAAGACCAATTAACATTTTTCGTCCGACTACTTTTAAAAGTTATCAAAAAGTCCTTAATGATATTCGGAACATCTTGTAGCTTTTCATTTAGCTTTACCTCCAACCTCTTTTGGGCTTCAATCTTATAACACATAAATCTCACCGTCCTCAATAATATATTCTCCGTACACAAAAAGAAGATACTCACTATAGCAAGTATCTTCTTAGTGTAAAATATATCAATGTTTGTTTTTATCGTCTATCTTTTTATCATATTTGCCTTGTAAATGCTGTTGATAATAATATTGCTTTCCCTTCGTAACAAGGTCATAATTTGCCTTGTTATAATCATGTTCATATCCCGGCGGAGTCATTCTATTATCCGATCTCCATTCGTCAAGATGGCATAAAATATATGCTCCGATTATCATACCTATTGTTAATAAAAGTTCCATTTCAAATTACTTCCTTTCTTTATTTACATTGTAAATTATTTGTTATCATCTGTATCATCAAATCCAAATAGTAAGTATGGTATAATTTTAATCACAAAATATGCAAGACCTATCCCCAAACATACTAATAGCCCAACACCAAAGCTTTCCATTAAATCCATCATGATTAATCCCTCCTCTTTCTATATTTACCTTTCATTTAATATATACCACCATTTGCTATTTTTAAACAAATTTCTGTGATATTTTTATTACATATAGCTTAAATGACAAAGTGAAATAAGGGTAAATATATACTATCTTCTTCACAAAGCCAAATAAGAGTAAAAT